GTTGGTTTGCTGTTGTAACCTGTGATATATTTCTAGCATTTCCACTCTTGTCGTTCCATTGAGATACGGTGCTACCATTAAGAGTTATAGTAGATGCATCGGCTGCATCAAACCAAAGGTCTGTCGTGATTTGTGATGGTGTCCAAGGAATGCTATTAAACAGCCCTAAATCCCGCTCAATGTAGTGCTTCAGAGCAGGAATGGTTCCCGCTTTGGTGCGGCGTTGGTCAGTTGTTCCGTTGTAACCAGAGTTTAATCCAAATCCTCGTTTAGGAATTAGAAGATTCTGCTTTGCCCATATGTTGCTCTTTTGTATTCCTGTTTCTTGACGCACACCCACCCATGAAGAACCATCCCAACGCCACACCTTTCCTTCGTAGGTGTATTCTTGGTTTACTGACGGAGATGTTGGAAATTGTATGGGCATGGTGTTTATGCTTGTGGTGCTGCGTTTAGATACGGATGACCAACAGGAAGACTGCCTTGCAATCCCCATTTCCATGCAAGATAGCCTTCAATGAGTTGTCGGGTTGTGGTATTTGTAGATTGCACCATTATGACCTCTGCAATTACTATGTTGGATGCTCTACTGACAGTATATTGTCTTGCTAATGAATAACCAACATTGGTGTTGTCTGGTGTTGCAATAGTGTTAGTGGTGCTTTCCAAGGTTCCGTTTCTCCACACTCCCCATCCTGTGGTATTGCTTTGAAATGCCATTATGTTACCAACATTATTGGAATATGCAGTTCCGCTACTCAAATCATAACTTGCTGATGCAGCCCCACCAAAATATGGATAGCAAGCACCAAAATTGTTACTGTTTTTTACATAGTGTAAGGCTCCACGATCTGTTCCTTGTCCTGCTGAAGCCAAAACGCCTATTGATGGTCTATAGGCATCACCACCAGTTCCTGCTCCACTTCTTGACCATACCCAATACACTCCGTGTGTTTGGTTTTGCATTGCTGTTGTGGAAATATCCATAACATCGTTGGAACCATCAAACAAAACTCCCGGCAACGAACCGGGAAAGGCGGTTGCAGAATATGATGGCTGATTTGCTCCTGTTGCTTGCACGGCATTTACTCCACCACCTTTTCTATCAGCCCATGTGGAAACACCTGTTGCAATAGTGATTGTACTAGAGTCTGCTGCATCTAACCAAAAGACAGTAGAAATATCGGCAGGTGTCCAAGTAGAACTAAACAATCCCAAATCTCTCTCCATGTAATGCTTCAGAGTAGGAATAGTTCCTGCCTTTGTACGGCGTTGATCTGTGTTGCCACAGTATCCTGAATTGAGTCTCCATCGCCTCATAACATGAACCATCCTCTCTTGAAGTCCGTGATGTATTGAACTGCTCCTGTGAGTCCGTTGACTGAGATTACATAATCACCAACTGGTCCTGTTGCACCTGTGACACCTTGAGGACCTGTTGCTCCTTGAGAACCTGTTGCTCCTTGAGAACCTGTTGCTCCTTGAGAACCTGTTGCTCCTTGAGGGCCAGTTGCTCCTGTAACTCCTTGAATGCCTTGAGCACCCGTAGCACCATTTGACCCTGTAACTGCACTTCCCCCAACGGTGCTACCTACCCCTATGTCATTCTGAACCCATTGATAATTTCCTGATGGGCCCAAATATCCTGTGTATAAAACGCCAGTGTCAGTATTGAACCATAAAGCACCATCATTTATAGGTGATGGCACAAGACTGGTAGCCAAATATGATTGTGTTATAACAACAGAATCGCCTACTACAAACCCCGAACCGGGAGGAAGTTCTGGTGCGCCAGTAACAGTTAATGGATATAACGGAGTCCAAACTCCAACTGCGGTTGATCCGGTAGAAGACGGTAAAAACCCGTATTGATAGCGAGTATCTCTTTCAATAAATAAATCACCGTATTGGAACCAACTTTCGTTTCCTGCGGTTCCATACACGCCAGCATCAATATCAGCAACAAAATCTGTGTAGGTATTATAAACGAAAGTTTTTTGTAATGGATAATCTTGAACTCCTCCTGTTATTCCGCCAACAAACAAAGTTCTGTCAAAAGTATTGACAGCAAGTTCACCAAACGATAATGCAGAAGGAATATTTCCTGCGGTTAAACCCCGCTTAATTCTTATTATTTTGTCTGCCATTAGTATTGCACCCATACTCCTTGGTTAGCCGCTGTGCTGCCAGTAAGAACTGTGTATAGATATAACTTTCCGTTATCTGTATTTACCCATCGGTCTCCATTATACATTCCACCAAATGGAGTTGTTGTTTGAGTGAATGTTCTAACTCCCAATAGATTTAGATTTGCTGATACTGAACTACCATCACTCAAAGTAGAAACTAAATTTGCAGTTCGTGTAACTCCCTCATCAGTAACAGCGGTTGTTATTGTGACATTTGTAGCACTAATATTTGTTCCAGCATCACCCTTACTTCCTGCTGCTCCTAACCTACCACCAGGAATATAGTAAACACCAAATCTTTCTCCGTTTAAAAATGTCCCTCCTGTGGTGGAAGAGTTGCTAGACCAATTAAATGTATAAAATGCAGTTGCGCCAGTTCCAGTTTTTGTTACGCTACCAATCGTGTAAGCGAAAACTGTGTTTCGGTCATAACTAGTTACATATAACTGCCCAACTTCAGTTCTACCGGTATTTTGGTTGTCCCGCCCATAATCCCAATACTTTTCTCTAGAAATTGATTCAAAATCTGTAGCAGAAATGTATAGGTTATTACTACCTGCTACAGGGGTATTAACATCATAATTGCCTGTGATATATCCTGTGGCTCCTGTTGCTCCTGTGCTGTATTGATAGCGTAAACCAAAGAATCCTGTTATGCCTTGAGAGCCGGTTGCACCTGTAGCACCAGTTGCTCCTTGAGGACCAAATGGTTCAACCCAATATGAAGACGAGCCATCTGTGATGTAAACAAACACATTTCCGCTGCTTGTGTTGAACCACATATCACCGTATGTGGCTCCTGTTGGTGCTGTGGTTGATGAGGTGAAACTTATTGCACCTGAGATACCTTGAGGGCCAGTTGCTCCTGTAACTCCTTGAATGCCTTGAGCACCCGTTGCACCTGTTCCTCCTATAACACCATTTCCACCAGAACCTCCACCGCTAGAAGAAATGGTTAGCGAATTTGTGGAAGGATCTGTTGTTATTGAGACATTAGCACCAGCAACAAAGGTTAGAGTTTCTGCATCATACTGAACTGAGTTTAAATCGGATTGTCCTGCAACTGAAATAGTTTTGAATGCAGTATCCATGCCACCGCCACCGCCGTCACGACTTACACTTCCGCCAGCAATTCCTTTGACTTTGCTTAGATCAATGCTCAGAGACTTTTTATTTGCATCATATTGAAGTGGATAATTGGCGTGAAGCAGACCAGATTCGCCCTGTTCTCCTTTATCACCTTTATCTCCCTTTTCTCCTCGCTCTCCTCGTTCCCCTTGTTCGCCGCGTTCGCCTCTTGCTCCTACAGCCCCATCGCGTCCATCCAGTCCAGAATCGCCCTTCTCGCCTTTATCGCCTTTTTCTCCGCGTTCTCCTGCATCACCCTTCTCGCCCTTTGCTCCCGGCTCTCCCGCTTCCCCTCGCTCACCTTTCGGGCCCATTTCGCCTTTCGGGCCTTGAACGCCTTGAGGGCCGGGTGCTCCTTGTTCTCCCTGCTCTCCTCTCTCACCTTTCTCTCCCTGTGGCCCTTGAGCACCTGGAACTCCTTGTGGGCCTTGGACTCCCTGCGGTCCCTGTGCTCCCGGTTCACCTTTCTCGCCCCGTTCGCCTTTTTCACCTTGGACACCTGGTTCTCCTTTATCTCCAGGCCACCCATCCCGTCCATCCTTGCCTGGCACTCCTTGTTCACCACGCTCTCCCCGCTCTCCGCGTTCACCCTTTGACCCTTGAGGGCCTGGAATGCCACGCAGACCACGGAGACCTCGAATGCCTCGTTCTCCTTGAGGCAATTCGATATCACCCGAAGGGGATTCCGGGTTAGAATCCGATTCTAAAAACTCTCCGAACTCGCGGAGAAATTCCTCATCGGATGGATTGTGGTTTTCTCGGTCAGACTGTCCCATCGCCTGTATTTAGGGGCTGCGTTAAAGCCTTCCATGAAACAGGAAACAGCGGTTCAATCAGTTTAGAAATAGCGGCAGCATATTCTCGCACTTCCCATTGAGCATGTGGGTCTGAACGCAGCCCGTAAACTCGGGCATATGCCGCAAGTGAGCCTGTCCACCACCATTCTGTATAAGTGCCTTGTGGCAACACAAATCTAGCCTGCTCGGGAGCAACGCCATCGCGCAATAAAGCGTTGTAAGTGTCGAGCGCATCCAAAGCCACACGATTATACATGCGGTCAAAATCATTGATAATAATATCCTCAATGAAATCTTCACTGCCCTGCTTGGCTCCATTTGTGGGAGCGGAACGCCAGTCGGGTGTGTAAAAGTCTGGCTCATCTTTAACATAACGACGGCTCACTTCATTCTCCACGAATCCTTGTTTGTGCTTGAAAAGTTGAGTGCGAATCGAAATTGGAGCCTTGATGTGCAAGGTAATCTGAGGATGAGCAAATGGAGTCCAGTGTTTGTGTGTAGCAAGATACCCGATAAGTTTTGCATCTTTCTCTGTGATCTGTGTGGATTTTTTATTGAAAGACACACGGGCTGCATTCACAACCATTAGATCGTTGCCCATGTGAGAAACAAGAGAAACAAATCCCTTGTCTAAAACTTGAATGGTGTCGCCATCCTGCTTCGCCACATTATCCATAGTATAAACTCCTAAAAATTAACCGTGTCGCTTAAAGTATTGAACTTGTCGTTCTCTCTTAATGATGTCTTCTTTAGTCTTTGCTCTACCAAGAACTTTTGAACCATCCTTGGAATAAAGGACCCATTCTCCGCCTTCATGTCGAATCGTTTCTTCTATATCTTTACGAGGCGTATCAGGTCGCTTAACTTTAGCCTTCTTTGCTTTACCGGAACCGCCTGGCTTGGTTAGCACACCCAAGTCCATTGCAGGTTCTGTGCCACTGATTTCCGTCATGGTGTCTTCAACAGTAGCCAACACTTTATCGTCTTTGCCCAATATTTCAACTCGGTCAACTCCGTCTACGGCAGCAAGAACCTGCTTCGCATCTTTCTTTGCATCTTCTAGCGAAGCACTGCCCATCTTACCGGTCTTAACAATCTTATCGCCTTGGTAAGCCACCCACACAAACTCGGCTCCACGATACTGATACGAGCCTGCGTTCTTTTTCACATACTCGATATCGGTAGTGATGGCTTCAACGAATTTACGGAATGGTTTCATACGGATATTTAGGGCTAGCATCGCTTCCATCCCATGAATTTAAGTTTTGCTGTCGCACCACGAGCCGCATTTTCTGTAATGATTCGCAAGGGGTCAAGACCAGCCAGCACCATATCGTTGATATCTTTTTGTTCGACCGACGAGGGCCAAATGCATACTGTTCTGCCTGCTCCAATCAATCCTTCCACCACTTTTACCACTTCTCGGTTTCTGGGCTCGTTGTCCAACGCGAAAACGGGATTTGCACCTACCTCTTCAGGCAAGACAGCAGATTTACCCAATCCTGCTGTGGCTACCGCATTAGGAAGAAACAAAGAATCTAGAGGCCCTTCCACCACAATTACCGGCTTGCTTTTATCCACGCGGTCAAGACCAAACCACATTCTTTCTTCGCCTCGCTCTTTGCGAAGCGTGATGTAGCGAATGGTTTTTGTGTCGAGGGCACGACAGTTTGCACCAATCAATTTGCCGTGATGAATGATAGGTATGATGAGTCTTGGTTCATCTCCCAACTCTTTTTCAGGGTCTATGGTTTTAGCCCACTCACCAAAGTTTTCGGCGTAATACAGAAGTTCGTGAGCCGACTCAGGAATCTTTCTAGCGTTTAAGAAGGCTTTCGCAGGATGAGTCGAAGCGAGTTCCGAAATTTTGGGCAGTCCGATTCCCATCTCGGACGAGTTTGAATTAACCACTTCAGGTCTTCCAAATCTTGGCTGTTCGAAGGTGAAGATAGGCTCGGCTTCGTTTCTGCCGGTGAGTCCACCTCGGTATTTTTCAAGAGTGTATTCATCATAGAGTCGCCTGTCAAACTGTTCAAGGAATTTGGATAGTGTGGTTCCGAAGTCACAGTTATGACACTTGACAAAGAATCCACCCTTCTTCTCGTAGAAGTAGAAGCGGGTTTTGGTTTTGTTTCGTTTGGAATCGCCGCATATAGGACACCTGCAAACTGCTAGAGCGTTTGTTTTCTTCCAAGCAAAGCGGGAAAGCCTTGGGGAAACCATGTTTATGAACTTCACATCCAAGTAACTCATGGCGAAAGTATACACTAGTATTTAGCGGAATGCAACTAAAACCCGCACTTTTACGGTTTGCGAGTCCAGGCGGTGTCATTACGGCAGACGATTACAAATTCAAGGTTTAGTTAACTTTTCCTTGAAAGTAAACATTTTTCCTGTGCCAGAAAAATTATTTTCCAGGTGCTCGCAATTTCTGCAAACTTCCGTATACATAGTCGATTACGAATTCGGCTTTACGATATTGATGGTTTGAATGTCTTGTTTGATACGATCTTGTTGACGACGCTGAATCTTTTTACGCTTCTGCATGGCAGTGGTTTTTGGCATTGGAGGCTCTTGTCCTGGAGATACCCCCGCCATTTGTCCACCACCCACATTATTTGCAGGAGCAGCCACAGCAGCACCATCTTCCGCCATCTTACGAAGTTCTTTAATTGTGGCTATTCCTTTGTTGGCTTTGTATAACGCAACTCCAAATATTGTATCCACCAAAGGGTTATCGGTTTTAAAATCTGGCGTTTCCACCATCAACATTCCACCTAACTGTTCACAAGATACTCCTTTTTCTTGTAAATAGTTCAAAATGTGAGTTTCAAACTTTTCGGGGGTTGAACCGCCGTATTGTGTTTTTAGTGCCCATATCGACTTAATAAAATTGTTAGTGTCTAGACTATTGACAAAAACCTGTTCAACCAATCGCTTTACATTCCAACAGTATGCGTAGAAAATATCAGGATACGCTTGTCGTTCGTGCGATTCTGTTAACTCGTGACGGTTTCGAAGAATTTTACCATTTTCGCTTATGATACCAAGTTTATAAGCGGCTTGTTTTTTCCAAGGAGTTGTGAGTATCTGAAGGAAGCGATGCTCTGCCATAATTTCTTCAAGTCGCGGATCTATACTCATCACAGACTCCTTAGTTTCTCGATTATTTCGGTTTCTAGTGGTATTTTCACTATATCTATACCTTCTATGTTTTTTGTATTTTCAGGCAAATAATGCAGGTAAACTAAGAAGGTTTTGAGTAGAGGTAAAAGATCAGCATCCATTTTATAGAACAACATTCGTGTAGCAGGCACAATTCCAAACACATTATAGAATGTTATAAGATGATTAAGAATTAAACGATCTCTTAATTCCCCACTTCTTTTGTATTTCTTAAACAAACGCTTAAGGTAAATGATACGAGTTAAATCTTCTTCAAATTCTCGCATGCTGTGGCATTGAGGATTATCATAATGCTTCACAGCATATAAAGTAAAATTATCATTGTTTAATACTTTAAATAACATTCTATAAAACCCTTGACCTTGTATCTATAATAAAAAAGAGAGCCTTACGGCTCTCTTTGGGCGGTGAAATGCGGATTTTAGAACGCCCTTAGCCCTGAACTATTTCAGGCTTGACCGAGAATGTTCCGTCTTCGTTTTTAGCAATCTCAACAACAAGATTTAAAGGTGTTCCTGTTTTGTTGCTAATATTGTCGGCATGATACGGCTCATAGCCAGGATCTGTTGGGTAGCGACCGTATGAGCCTCCAAGATACTTTAGCGGAAAAGAGTGAGAACCTTCACCAATTTCATTTACAGGGCCTCGCTTGTTATCAACGCTAGCAACTGCACTTTGATCTAGTCCTGTTTTTGCAGGAGGCATGCGATATTCAAAGAATAAACCAACAGTTTCCAATTTGCTCTTAATTTGAGTTAAAACATTGTAAGGATTGATGTAAGTTTTTCTTACAGCAGCCCCAAGAAATGTATTAAGTCTAGCAAGAGCCTCGTTATTTAAAGAAGCAATGTTAATTTCTGGAGTATCAACTGCTCCATCAGGATTGTGGGGCCCTACAGCAGGATTTAAATGTCCTGCTTCGGAAGAAGCCATACCCCATTGTTCCTTTAATTTGCCTCTCAATTCTTTAAAACGCATGATAAACTCCTATCAACGAACTGTTACACGGAAAGAAGCATGTCCTGTTCCTGAAGCGGCATTAGCAGTTGCACCATCGTATACTGTTGCAGTTAGTCCGTATGCTCCCGAAGTTAATCCTGCGGGAAGGATTACCACACCAATATCACTATTGTATGTTGATGTTGGGCCGAAGAATGCTTCATAGACTGCTGTTGGAATTCCATTTGCTCCACTACTAGTAAGTAGTGTGCTTCCTGTTACGAATGTGATTCTCTTCAAATCGCTGTGAGCAGCAGGTCCTCCGCCTGTCATGTTTCCAGTTACTGTCAAAACAAGATTTTGTGTGAAATTCACATCATTTGCTTTAACTTTAATGTAACCTGTGTTTCCTGCGGGGAAAACCGTTCCTACAACATTAGTATATGTTGGAACCGAATTAGTTAAACCAAGACTTGTGGTTCCCCAGAACAGGGTAGAAACACCGTATTCATTTAATCCGAAATTTGCAGTTGCAGAGTGGCTTAAACCTAGACCTGAATTGCCACCAGATGTTGCTCCATCACCATTGAATGGGGTTGTGATGTATGGAGAATAGTTTGTAATTCCTTGACCTACGAGCAAATCTCCAGAAGTAAAACCACCGGTGATGCTAAGGCGATTGGCAAATGCACTTGATGTTACTCCTGTGATACCAGGATCGTTAGGCATAGCAACAATCAGTTCCATTTGAGGATAACTTGAAGTTGCTCCAAGTGTTTTTACACCTTCGAATTGACCAGCCAAATTTGACAAGGCGTTCCCAACAGGAAGTTCCCATCCTGCGTTTGTGCGAACACAGAACCGCTTTTGGGCTGCTGTCAACCATGTTGGTTTTGATTCTTCTCTATCGTTATTATTCCAAGTTCCCATTTCGGCTTCTCCTTGTCGTTATTTAGCGAGTTTCGTTGATGATATTACGAAGGGTTGCAACTTCTTCTTCAGAAAGTTGAGTCAAAAATTCACGAAGACCCAATTCAATCTGTGATGGTTGAGTTTCTTCCTTCTTCATACCAGCGGTTTTAATACCGGCAGCGGCTTTAGCGGGAGTAGCCAACTTGTTTGCTTCTGCGCTTGATGAACCGCCCTTTGGAGCAGTCTTGCTCTTTACTTCGGCGGGGGTAGCCAATGCTGCCTTTTGTGTTGGCATTTTAACATCGGCTTCATTTACCAACTCATCAAAACGAACCACCATTTCTGGAGTTAGCGAGCAACCACACTTTGCAGCACCCTCTTTCAGATGCTTGCGTAGAATATTACGCTTGGTTTCAGCAACCATAACGCTTTCTGTAAGCGTCTTTAGTTCGGTTGCGGCCGCCTTGGCTGCTTCCTTTAGCGACTCGGGAAGTTCAACTTTTGTGGTTGTCTTACCAACGAGAACATTTGTGATGCTATTGTAAAAATCTTTGCTGATTGGTGAGTTGTGCATTGCTGCTCCTTGTAAATTTTATACTCTTGCCGCTAGGTAGTATTTAGTTAAATTTATCAGTTGGGGGTTGTCCAAAGAGTTCCTTCTGCGTTTCTTCTTTTAATCAGACCTGGTAAAACTTTTCCATCTGATCTGATATATTTTGATAATGCACTAGGCACTTGACTCCAGTTTGAAGGCGTTTTTAAAGCCCTAGTTATGGATTCAAATCCTTCTTTACCATAGAATCCAGGTCCAACATTATAAGCAAAAGATATTAGCGCAGCCTTTTGATTAGAATTCATAAGATTCCAATTTGGTATATTTTTTAATTTAGGCAAAATTTTAGTATTAACATAATGTTCCATATATGCATCCGCTTGCTGTTTTGTTATTTTATCTCCTTGTCGAACAGGTCTACCGTCTGGATGTGTGGTTGAACCTTTGCCTATAGTCCAAATTTTTCCAGTTGCATCCCAATAAGCACTAGTTCTAAATCCTTCAAATTTTGAAATTATTTCTTTCCATGCTGTTGTGCTTGTTGAAGTTTGTGTTATTTTTTGTGTGGTTGCGGCTTGTGCAGAAAACGAAGGTACACCCAGACCTAAACTCATAGCCATTAATCCAGGAATTAACATGTTTGGTTTTTTAATTTCTTCTAGGGATTTAGTATACTGAATAAAAGTTTTCATTATTCATCCCTTGGCTTTCTTCCAAAGGTCTGCATCAGCAGTTCTTCGTGTCTTTCCCCCGGTTAGGAATGAATTGACTCTAGCCAAAGCCCATTGTTGAGGAGTTGCACCAGGACGATGACCACCTTTCCAAGCCGCCATGCCTCGGTCATACACTTGTTTTAAAATTCCATATGAAACACCAGATTGCTTGGCTTTGTTTTGTAAAGCCTTTTTGCTTTCTGTTAATTCTAGTTCAGTTTTTAAATCTTTAAAGCGTTTCATGTCATTTCTCCGGATTGTGTCCCCAAATCTTAAGGGCTAGTAGTTTACGAGTTGGCTCACCTTTATCGTCACGAAGTGGGCCTTTGGCTCCCTTCATGCGGCTGATAAATGAAATTTGCTTGTTTGCCCATTTCCAGTCGCCTGCCTGCCAATCATCCTTTTTCTTGTCAAGCATTCGGACAATAGCACGAGCCGAATCGCGTCCCGAGGTAATCTTACCTCCACCAGTTCCTGCTTTACCTGCTTCCTTACGAGACAAGCCTGCCGCTTTCCCATCTTCTGAATCTATAAAATTCTGAAGTTCTTTGGCTCCCATGTTCACAAGTTTAGACCATTCTTTGTAGATACGATCTTTTTCTTCATCATCAGTTTCTTCTGCGACTTGACCGGGTGTATCTTTAGCGTAAGTTTTACGAATCTTGTTGGTTCCAATTTCCAACACTTCTTTGTAAATCTTTCTGGCAAAACTGTTTTCATCGGTATGCTCATACATCATCCACTCAAACTCTTGTTCTAGAGTGGAGGAAACTTTAGGAGCGTGTTCCGCATACATGGCTCGCTTCTGTTCTTCGATATACACTTCCCATGCGGTTTGTTCTTCAGGGCTTCCTGCTTTAGCCTGCATATGACGAGCCTTTTCGATTCGGGTTGCAATTTTGTCGCAATCATCCAAGCGAACCGCCTCATCTAAAATTTCTTGCAGTTCAAATGCTTCTGCTTTGGTTCCAAACTTTTTCGCAAACGCTACAGAATACTTGGAACGGCGAGCAGTTTTTTCGGGGTCGCCTGGTAGTTTTTTCCAAGCCTTTGGGTCTGAATCGGAGCGAGCCTTACGAGCAGCGAACTGTTGAACTCTAGCCTTGGCATCCGCTCGGCTTAATCCTGAAACATATTTTTTAGGTAATCCTGTGCTTTTATCTTTTGGTGAAGCCTCTGCTTTTCCTTCAATCATTGCGAACTCCTCTGTTTTTGGTTCTGGTTTTGCAGCAGCCATATCTTTCGGATCAACCTGCATACCAGTTTGACGCAGGAATCTAAGTCCTATCAAAACTTTGTATTCCATGTGCTGCCTGTTAGTTAATGAAAACTTAACATTCTTGTATTCTCTGCCGCCAAATTCCACATCCATGAATACCACAGGACGAATTTCTCGTTCTTCGGTTCCGCCTCGCTTAATCTTGATTCGACTAGCGATATCTTTGGTGATGGTTTTATCGTTAATTTTAAAGGTTACAGTATGGTTCTTTTCGTTAATCTTGATATCTTTCGCATCAATAGAATTGTAACCGCTATTGCCGGTATCCACTTTCGCGTTGTATTCTACTCCATCAACCGTAATCTTTTCTGATACTGCAACATTACTGAATAGTTTCCAATTACTCTTGTTACTGACATGTTCAATCAAAGCATCCATCAGACCTTGACCTTCCACTTCTTTGGTTGGTTTGCCTCCATCGTATAGCGTGTAAACATTACCGCTACCAGGTGAAGCGTTCATCTCGATGATATAAGGTTTACCGTCAACTACAACATGGTCAACGCCAACATAATAGCACTTACTCACAAGTGCAACCTTTTCTACAAGTTCAATCTCTTCTGGAGATAACTTGAATGCGCCCCCTGAGGAACCCCTAGCAATATTTGTTCGGAAGTCTCCCTTAGCCTTGTCCCGCTTTGCACAAGCAAAAATCTTGCCATTTAATACGATGCTACGAACATCGTTCTTAAAGCCTGGCAGGAACTCTTGCAGAATTACTTCTGCACCAAACTTCCACAGGGATTGTAGAACCGAGCGTAGTGACTTCTCGCTTTCAATAATAGAAACACCGATACCTTCTGCTCCTGTAACAGTTTTAACTACTACAGGATACTTGCCGCCGATAGCCTTCATCGCGTTTTCCACGGAGTCTTCATCGGAAACAAATGCAGTTCTTGGGTGTGGCAGGTTATACTTCTGAAGGGCAAGAGCGGTTTGCAATTTGTTTGCACACAACTCCATTGCTCCCTTCTCGTTAACCATGAACACACCGTTGTTTTGTAGAATAGTAGCCAAACCGATTCCTAGTTCGGAATTTATTACACCGCCACGCACAAAGCAAAGAGTGTCACGCGGGCTTATGGTAATCTTTTTCTTTTCTTCGCCTTCAGTAATCTGAATGACTATCTTATCACCATTGGCTTCCATCGGATTGATATGAGCATACTTCATCTTTACAGTATGGAATTCTATGCCCTTTTTCTTGCAAGACTTTTCCATCTTTTCAATAGATGAACCGTCTGTGCTGCCTTCAGCGGAAGTCAGACAAATCAGAGTTACATCAGATGACTTCTCTTCCCATAGCCATTCTTCCTTTAGTTGCATTCCCTTTTTCACAGCCATGAATATCTTCTTGGCATCCGCCTTGCTCACATGAGCAGGAACTCCCTTAAGGAACGCATCGTAATCGCCGTCAAACACCGCCTTACGCATCTTGGATGCCGACATGCCTTGCACACCTTCCGCATCAGGGTCGCGGTTGCCAGCACTAATCACCTTGAAGTCTGAGAACTTGTAGCCCTCGGTGCTTTTTGGGTCAAGGTCAATGTATTGCTTAATCTTGTTGTATTCCGCGATGTGGTCTGCGCCAGTCACAATGTGAACGCGAGTATATCCTGCATCACTCAACTTTTGTGCAATAGCATAAGGTCCTGCAACTGTCTTGCCGTCCTTGTTTTGAAAAGGCTTTGGCATCAGTTGGAACTTCATCTTCGGGAAGAACTTCTTTAAAGTCTCAAGTTTAGTTTTTGCGTCTAGCGGATTCTTCTTTGGGTCTTGCGAGTAGGAAGCGTAAACACAGAACTCTGCACCAATCTTTTGTGCTTCGGTCATCACTTTGTTTACAAGAACTTCGTGCCCTGTAGTTGGAGGATTAAAGCGTCCAACGCCAATAACAATTGACTTTTCTTTCTTCGGGGCTTCGGTGATGACTTGTGAGAGTTTTTTCACTTCCATTCCTTTGCTAGATTAAAGTTGTTGCGTGAGAACTCGTTGCGGTCAACAAGTTTCACGATACTACATGTCTTACCACAAACTGCTACGAAACCTTCAGGAGCAGTTGGACGATATCCATCCTTGTCTGCAATAAAGGTTGAGACAGTTTGGGTAAGAGAAAGTTTAGAGATGACTAATCCTTTAGCCTTTGCAAGCATGGCATGCAACGCAAACAGGCGGTCAATCTGAGAAGCGTAGGCTTTAAGATACTTCGTGATACGAACCATCTTTTCCGCTTTCTCGTCTTTCTTGCTTTGAGTCTTCAAGGCTTCCGCTTCAGCAGCAAGTTTAGCCTGCACGAAAACAGAAAATCCGTTTGTGGTATTATTGCTTAATCCTGCCTTGACCGTGGAATTAATGTATTGTGAAACATACTCAGCCGCTTCACTCTTCAAGAAAGAAAGTAGAGCAGACTTAAGATTTGCACCTTCGGCTTCAATCTTTTTGGTTAACTCAACAATCTGCTTTTCTTCCGAGGTTTGCAGAAGCAGATTCTTTGGAAGTGTTGGAACTTTCGCATCCACCACCCATACCGCTGTGGAAGTTCCCATCGCAGGAACACCAGGCGACCACGAACCGCGTTCCTTGATGTCTCCGCTGCCACTCCACTTGGTGTGAAATACCACACCTATCTTTGCTGCTGCAACTTCTGCTGCTGCTGACGAATCTGTAGGAATAGCATAAGTGATGGTGTTCGGTCGGAACACAATATATTCTCTACCATCAATTGTTTGTGTTTTCTTTTCGCCTTGAGTAAAAAGCAAATCGCCCCAAGCCACACCACGAATGTTCAACGGCTTGAACAGTTTCAGAGCAGCGATTAGTTTATCTACCACACCGCCTTCATGGTTCTTGCGAATATCGGCTTCAGTATAATTAACCTTGGAAGCCTTAGAGAAGAACGATTTGGTGGCAACGAAAAACTTCTTGGTTTCAGGATGTATACCAGTAATGATAGCAGGAGCCCCGTCCCACTTGGTGGATACATTCAGAGAAGCGGTTTGCTTTCCGCCTGCGGAAATACCACTAACCACATCTTTCAGAATTTTGATGGAGGTCTGTAAGCCAGCCCAACCATTTTCGAACATGCCGTCTTCAAGATGGCTAATATGTCCGTTGGATTCTTTTATAAAATTAGGGGTTGCGTGTGTGGAAAATGATAGCATACCCCATATTTATACTATTCCTCAATCCACCTAGACCAAGTTTTCGGGCCCAAATGGTCAATAATTGTCATTACAATCATCTTCCTGTTAGGCACAATTGGAGGCTTGGCTAGCGGCATCTTGGCTTCCTGCGGGGTTCGATTAGCCTTCTTATAGTTACATTTACGACAAGAAGCCACAAGATTCTTCCATTCAAACTTACCACCACGGCTTACCGGCATAACATGGTCTACGGTTCCGTTTGCAGCATTCAACGAGCATCCACAATACTGACATTCATACTTGTCACGACGGAATACCCCCTTACGGGTGGCTCCCTTGACCCGATAAGGCAAGTTAACATACTGCACCAACACGATAGCGGTTGGGAGTTCGTAGTGTCCTCGGGGAGTAGGAATGCGATAGTAGTCTTCGTGACCATAGGGCTTCTCGGCTCTACCTGAACACAGCAGGTTAACCGCTCGCTTCCAATCAATCACATTTAAGACTTCCTCGCTAGCGTTGAGGAGGAGAACCTTCAAGGAGTTAACCCTTCAGCAGTTGCGGATTGGTGTCCTGTTCCATTTCCTGATTGAACAAGTTTATTTCTTCTTGCTCATCACGAATGATAGCATACACTTCTGCTTTAAAACAAATTGCCAATGCTTGATCGTTTTCTGACATCAAAGTGATGTAACCACCAGCAATAACTCTATCTCCCTTTTGAATGGGAAACGCTTCTGGCTGTCGAGCAAAAGAGAAATTTCTGCCATCGCCGCCAACAGGCTGAGGAGCAAATGCGGTTTGCCCAACAGAATAAACAATTCCTTCAAACGCCTCACCAGGCTTAACTTTGGAACGATCAACTTTAATAATCACATACTCAGTATTTGGAATAAGCATTTTGTTTCTCCTTGTTGTTAGTATCTAGTAGGAGTGCCAGGATTCGAACCTGTTCCAATCGGGTATAAACCAATCTGGGCCAACCAAAGACCCCCCACTCCCATTAAACAAAAGCCACGCGAGACTTTTTGTTTGCTACATGTCCTGATTCCGTCTTGATAAGGTAGTTACTTTTCTGTCTGTCCTCATCATTACCTAATCGGTAGTTCACTTCTGTGATTCCCTTGTCGCGTAAAGTCGGTGTGATGTTACTTGCCAACTGGGCAACAATAGTTTCCGACAAGGCTGCTGCGGTAGCCTCATCAGTGTTCAGGGGAATATCAATGTGAAGTCGGAACATGGATGTATTATATCTTGTGATTTGATTTAGTCAAGACCAATCAGCAAAATCTCTCTTTTTAAACTTCTCGCCCATGCGTTCACGGAAAGTTTTAAATTCTCCTGTGTCTTCCTCGTCCGTATCCTTGGATTCGGTAATATTAATAATTCCCCGTTGAGCCGATTCATCCAAATCAAACAGTTTCATTTTGCTACGATCAATGCCTATAACGAAACGCCGATTCGTTGCAGGGTCGGCATAGCGGTTCTTCAACTGCTTCACCATAATCTGACCAAGACCTTGAAGTTCTTCAGTGGACACCAAAGCAAACATAAAGTCTGCGGTTTGTGGTAGACCGAACGATTCACTAGTATCTGTCAACTCAACATCCGTGCTAGAGAAGCCAGAACGATTAGTTTGAGTTGCCGTAAAGATGGGAACACCAGTCTCCACCGCAAGACCGCGCAGTTCCTCTGCAATAGCCTTGATGAATGTATATGAGTTTACTGTAGCACTCTGTTTCATACGAGAAGATGCACAAATGTTTAAGTAGTCGATAAAAATAATTTCAGGAACAAAGTTCTTCTTCAAACGCAGTTCATCCAACAGATGCTTGAAGTGCATTACTGAAGCACTCGCTGTCGGATACTCTTTGATAATCAGTTTCCCCGTAGTCTGTTCCATAATACGCTTCATTTTGCGGTCGTAGATATCCTTGGGCAAAGCCTTCAGGTCATCCAAACTAGTATCCATCAGATTGGCATCAATGCGCTCAGCAATACGCTCTTCCGCCATTTCGCAAGTTATATACAGCACATTCTTACCTTGCATCAGACAATTTGCAGCATGGTGACAGAGGAACAAAGACTTACCCACGCCCGTGCCCGCGAGACACACATTCAGAGTTTTGTATGGTGTTCCGTTGTTGGTAATCTTATTCATCAAGTCAAGGTCAAACGGAATACGCTTCTCTACGGTGTGATAGAAGTCGTATCGCTTGTCCGCGTCACCAATAAAATCGTGACCGATATGAGAATCAAAACTAACTGCAAGAGCAGTAGAAAGAATGCTTGGAATAGCAGTTTTAGTTTTGTCTTTGGACTTTCCATCAATAATCTGAATGGATTCCATGATACCATTATAGAGTGCCTTTTCCTTGCAGAAGTTTTCCGTGTTATCTAGCAACCATTGTGTATCGGGAGCATCATGCGTCTTAAAACTCTTGATGATTTCTCGAATAGATTTGAACTCGGTTTCGCTTAAATCATCGCGCTTTCCCAAGTCGATAAGTAGACTTTCAACACTTGGCTTGGCGTTGTATTGAGTGTAAAACTCACTTACGCAGTCGTAGATAACCCGCTCGTCACGCTCATTGAAATACTCAGGCTTCAAGAACGGTAGAACTTTTCTACCATACTCCTCATCATGGAGCAGAGACCTAAGAATTAAAATTTCTGTTCTGTCAGCAGACATCAGGTGGACTCTTGAACAGTCAGTATACCCCAAATCCCCGAAAAGTCAAGCAAACTTTTTCTGACAATCGTAGATAAAATCCGAGCAAACTGCCCCAAAACCAGTTTTGTTGTAAGCGGCTACAGATTCTTTAGAAAGAAGAGGAATGATACATTCGGAATTCATATCATTTGTTAAATCGTGTGACCAAATCCAACCATTACTTACGAGAGTATATCTGTCAGACTCGTGGCAAAAATGTCTAAGAACTCGCATTAAAGATCTTTGAAAAATCCATTTGAGAGCGGCGTATTCCTTGACATGAATCCAAAGATATTCACGGCGTTGCCAAAGCCACTCCTCGGTCACAGGATACTGAGCGTAATCGTGACCTAGATGGGGTTGTTCGTTTTTCATACGCAGATCTATCTCTACATCATAGCCTGCATCAATGGCTTCTTGAATGTAATCCAATGAGTTTTCACGCTCGGGAATAACTCCGTCAAGATTGCCTCGGTGTGAAATGTAAATCACGATAATTCCTCGATTCTAATACTACGGTCTTCAATAAACATGTCGTAATACGGTTTGTCGCAGCGCAGATCATGGTGCTTTGCGCCCCAATCCTCTAACTGTTGCTTGGTTAGATCATACCAATCTATTCCACTTCGACTACCTCTAGCCGTCCAATAAATGATAGTGTTACCTTTATCATATAATCTATTGATCTTTTCTATGTTTTCAGGAATAGGCTTTGCCTTCTTATACTCCCGAGGATGGTCAGGAGTAATGCAAATCGTTTCATCAATGTCAACAAATATGATTTTAGTCATTGTGATACGAGTCCCAATACAGATAGCAGTTAATCAGATCATCTACAGACTTTACCTGCTTTCCTCTGGTTATAGTTGCCCAAGCCTCAAAGTTTTCAACTTCTTCAGGAGTTCCAAATACGGTTACGAATGGGGTATCGTAGTAACCAACCTTTAAACCATCTTGAATCAGCAGATTGTATACCAAAGTAACATAGAATTCTCCATTATACTGAACTCCCCTCTCCATAGCAAGATCAAAATATTTCTTGATGTCTGCACCACACCTAAAGTAATACATGCCAGTAGAAGCATGTTCATTCATCGGATTGTCGGTATAACAAGCCTTTTCTTTAATCTCAGTAATGTATGGAGTTCCTGGCACATCTTTAACAAACGCCATCTTTGTTTGAGCCAAGGTATGTGGATGAAATCCTGTGTGCGTTAAAACGCAACCGTCCATATTGTATTGTTTAACATACTCCTTAAAATGTTCCATGTCCCAAATGTGAGGATTGTCGCAGTAAGAAACAATTACTTCTTCGTCATCTTTGATATGTTCGTATACTGCTTTAACCGTCCACACAGGGCCCAACTTATGCTGAGGCATGGATACAATTGTAGCGTTCGGCTTTAGAGATAGAAGCACATCTCGCATATCAGTTGTTGCTAGATGAGTATCATTACAGATGAATACAATTTCATCGTTTGGATCAAACATTTCTAGAATGTATTCGATGATGCGCTTTCCGTTCACACGAATAAGCGGCTTAGGATCTGTGTATCCCTTTTCAACAAACCGGTTTCCTGTTCCTGCCATCGGCACAATAATTTTCATACTAAAGCCTTTCTATATTTCTCTGAAGGCATATTGTTCAGAGATTCAATTTCATCTGCATTTAAAAATTTAGGAGTTAAACATGCTCCTGTCATCAGACCTAGTATGTAGTTGTTGATTGACTGCATTTCGTTTGGAAATACGGCAGCATCAGGAAAAAGTGGAGAGTTTGCTGTTTCATTTTCTTCTGTATCAACAAACGATTCAACATGATTACTTAACCACCTTTTACATCTACTGTTAATTCGCTCCGTAGTTTCAAACGCTTCTTGTGCATCCTTAGCCGTAACAATAAGTCCATGATTTTCAAGAAAAAACACACTCTTATCTGTGGAAATTTTAGACATCAAACAAGAGCCAGGCTTAACATATTCCACATACTCGTATGTCATATCAGAAAATAAATTAGCAATCAAGGACTTGCCTTCTTTGCTGCATAAAATTGCATTCAAGTGAATTGGGTGTGTATGAATCACCACTCGGTCTGCTAGCAAAGCATGAAATCCAGTTTCCATAGATGGTCTATACTCGCCTGTTTTGTTTGAACTTCGAACCCAATCGGTGTACTCGTCTTCGGTTTGAAATTCATTTGGTATAGATTTATTAAAGTTGCACACGCAAAATCCGTGATGTAGATTGACATCAGCCATTTTAGCGCCAGATGCTTTAATAAGTAAGCCGCTATCAGACTTCACGGAAACATTACCTCCTCTACCTTGAACTAATGCAGGATCGAGAGATAACCATTTACAGATGCTCATAAAGTCCATCATGGAATCGTAGAACTCTTTAACAGTTTCCAACAACTCCACTCCTCTACCGTTAACAGAAACATAGTCTAAAGAAATAGAAGCATTTCGGTTGCGAGTAAACTTGATAACGATATCTGCTTCTTTCTTTTGAACTGTTATGAAGCGATCTTCATCAATCTTTCTACGCTTCATCATCTCTACTACTTGCTTCTCGGTGTATCCTCTTTTTTTAGTATCTCTTTTAATTTTCCACTCGGTTTTTAGAGTTTCATCTGTATCAACGAAAATTTTAAGAGTTGCCATATCTGCGGTTGGTCTGTGATACAACGCATGAAGACCCTCGTACACAACCCAAGGTCTTGGAGAAATCATTGCCGCAGAATCAAACTTACCAGTATCGTGATTATAAATCTTTCGGTTTATAGAGTTTCCGTTGGACAATTCCAACAAATGACCATACCCCATTTCAAGATCATTTGATTGAGGATCTAGGTGAGTTTTGATTTTCCACATGGGATCATTTCTTTCCCATCGGTGCAGATCATCTCCACTAAGACATAAACATTCTTTAGTTCCAAGAATAGACTGTATCAGTTTTGAAACAGTAGTTTTACCTACCCCCGAACTACCAGAAATACAAATCAATTTCATAACATTCCTGCAATACTTAAAATTTGTTTCAATGAACTTTCAATTTTATCAAAAGACACAATTATATCATCCATTGATGCTACTGGCCCAACAGAGTGAAAATCAATGTATTCATTTGTTTTTAGTCGTTTCAAATCAACAAAAGAATAGTTCGTACCATCCCAATTACATCTGTCTATTCTGTTCCACAAATAAGGATTAGCATTAACAACGGGAAAATTTGAACCAAGAAAATTAACCTTGTTAGTTCTAATGGCATTCCACAACATAGTGGATGAATAACTTTCATCCGCACACCAAAAAGGTTCCATAGAATGTTTACTTCCTAGAAAGTTCATACTATTTGCTATTTGTTTTGGAGACATTGACATATATTCTTCAGATATGTTTCTTCCATATATCTTTTGAGAAACTATACTGTTAACATAATCTATAAAATCAATAGAACCACATTTGTAAACAGAATCAAAAATCTTTCCTTTTGCTAAATGATAATAAGCCGGAAGATTTTGTCCTCCCGTCAATTCGCTACCATTAGTTTCAAAATAAGCAGAAGGATTGTGTCTAGTTTGATGTCTACACGCTAAATGAACATAAGAGTCATCTGAAATTTGCGTTATTGTAGATTCAAAATATTTTTTTTGTAGTGGAAAAAGGTCAATATCTCCTATCAACCATGTTGTATCTGGTTCTGTGCTTGTGTGATAAAATTTACTCCAAGTCATTTGAAGAGATTTTATTGCATGTTCTGAATATTTCATTTCAATAACTTCACCATGAGTATCAGTAACATTAGTATTTTTAACTTCTCCCCAAAGTAGTAAAACAGGAGTTACTCCAAGTTTACTCCAAACCTTTGATTGATAGTTCCAAAAAGGACTATATTTTTCAGAAGAAGAAAAAACAATCTTATCAATCTTCATATCATGCCTGCTTTCTCTAAAATTTTCATCATGGCCTTTTCTTGCTCGTGATAGGGGCGATGGCAATGGAGATCCATGTATCCTTTATTGCGAAGTTTAACCTCGTCATAAATGTAATCTTCACCTGTCCATTGTTTAATCCATTTTCCGTTTGAATCCACCAATCTTCCCACTCGGTCAATTTTTTGTTCCCACATATGGTACTCTTTTCCAAAAAAATCTTTTATATACCCCCGGCGTAAACCATACCATATTTGTTCTGTTGTATAACTTTCTTCTGCAACCCAGTAATTTCCGTGTATTTCTTTACTCAACATACGCAAATGTTCTTCAGAGCGCATTCCATATTGAGGAGAATCTATAATGTAGCGTAAAACATCTTCAAAAGATTTTTTATTAAAAAACAAATCTCTAAAAAGTTTTCCTTTTGCTACATGATAGTGACCTGGAAAATCATACCCCCCATTAACACAAGCACCAACTTTAAAAAATGAATCTGGAGATAAACCAGGCATTCCATCAGTTCTAGTAGTTTTACGCATTTGAGCAGTTAGCGTATAATTTAAATGTGCGTAACCATCATCAGAAACACTAGGTAAATCATTTAAAAAATACTCTGTTTGTAGTGGAATTTGATCTATGTCACCAATAATCCATGTAGTTTCAGGCTCTGTTATTGGATGATAAAATTTATAAAACTGAATTTGAATTATATCTGGTAAAGTTTTATCAAATTTTCTTTCAATTACTTCACCATATTTTTCAGATAAATTACAATTTTTTTTATCACCAAATAAAATACAAACAGGTTCTACATCAAATTTAGTTTTCCAAACCTCTGATTGTATGTTCCAAAATGGGCTAAATGTTTCAGAACAACTAAAAATAACTTTATCAATTTTCATGTTAATTTGTTTCTTTTGCTTCTCTAATTTTTTTTATTATTTCTTGGTAGTTAACAAATTTTGGATTTATATACCAATCCTCAAATGGCCATCCTGCGTGAAGATTGTTTAAGGTGGCTCGATGACCAGCATTATCAACAATACGAACATAGCCACATGAACTCAAAAGCATAAATGTATTCATCTTTAATTCATAAACTCCAGGATTTTGACTGTATATACTGTGTTCTATAGTAGCAACTTTAAAAGAATATTCCGATTCGATAAAAGATTTAACAGCATCAAAATCTGGACCGTCAATATCAATTGATAAGTAATCTACTATTTTTGGAACTTTATGTTTTTCAAGAATATTTCCTAATTTTTGTGTTCCATTATTTCCATCCCCAACAAACGCTTGTTCAAAAGAACAAGTTCTGTTAAAAAATCTACTTTTGTCTGCATCAACAACTAACCCTTTCCATCCTAGTTCTTCAAATAAAAGACTGTTACTTTCAGTTTTTAAATCTGCACATCCACCACCAACATCAACAAAATATCCTTGTTGTTGATTATTTAAAACTAAATTAACAAAATCATCTTGAGACGCTTGAGAATACATTTTTAACTCCTTATTAATTTTGATAGTGAAGAAATAACGCTTCTTTTGTACGGTTCTGGAATATTCTGAACACACGCATCGTCAATAAGGTGTATGTTGTTTACATCTCCGCCATGTTGATATGCAAAATCTTTAACTGCCCAAACTTTGTTTGAATCCATGAACATCGTAGACCCCAACCATCTTATACAATGGTCTCCCCACCTTTTGTAAAAGATGTTGTTGGTGTTTTCCAAATATTTGAAATAATTTTGATAATTTTCAGAACGATAGAAATCCATATCAACAATTTCAAAATTTGTATTATAAACTTCTAAATTCCAATCAAAGTTTTTATTTGTTAGTTTTTTATAATTTTCTTCCATAAACTTTTTGGTAGTTTCCCACAATCCTTCACAAGCCCAAGGAGCATCATATCCTATATTTTCCATATGCGCGTATTGATACTCATTTTCTCTCATGGTAACAAAAGGATCTTTAGTAATTTTTGTTAAAATAAAAGAATCAGAATCCAATCTCATGTACCACTTATATTTTTCTAGAGAAGGATGATTGAAAATTTGACCGCCATAAAAACGGCACATATGTCTGTAACCCATTCTAAACTGATCTAGTGATGGACTGTATAAACTTGGGTCTGAAGAAATTCTTTCTGGCAAAATAAATTCTAGTTTTTCAAACTTTATACTCGGCATAAATCCTAGAGACAAATTTATTTCTGTTAAAAGATTTGTTATGTCTATTTTTGTTAAATCATCATAAAAAACTATAACAGGATAATTTGCTTCTCTGTTAAAATTTTTATATAAAAAATTTATACTGTGTTTAAAAACCCACAGGTCATTTTTTCGTGTCATGTATACGATTGCAGCATTTTCCATAATATAATTCCTCGTTTATTATTTCCACCAATCCAACTTATAATCAAACGCATTTAAATTATTAGGTGTGTCTATAATTGATGGATATTCAGAATAATCTATCTCATCAGTTGAAATTCCTAAAGATTTGTTTATATAACAGCATTCTACAACTGCTGGAATTTTAGTACCGCCATAATTGGGTATATCATAATTATTCCCATGAATGTGAACTAGGTGATGGGTGTTTTTAATAGAAACAAGAACATCATATATTGAGAGTAAATTACGACTTCTATAATACTCATTGTTCAAATGATATTCGACAACCAACATATTCATTTTAGACTTATGCGAATCGCTCATATTTCGCAAAACTTCCCATTCTCCACCTTCTATATCCATTTTTAGAAAATATGATTCGGTAGGTATAATTGAATCTATATTATTTCCATCAACATTGGTACGATGATAATTTAAATTTAAACTTAAATTTTTAGACCCGCCAATAGGAATATCTTTTAATTCTGGCAAATGATTGAAATCTGGTTCTGCATCAAAACATTCAGTTTTTTTGCCTATACTAGCCAGATGTTTTTCTACATCAATATTACCTCCCGCACCAAAGCATAAACAAAATTTTGTATTTGCTAACACCTCATTAATTATTACATAACCACCATCATTTCCGGCTCCTATTCTTCTTTTAGTTCCGGTGCATTTATTTGGTGTTAAAACTTTATGCATCATTTGTATTGCTGAAATATTATTCATAATTTATTCCCCCCAATTCAACCAATCGGGGCCACCTGCTCTATATCTATTCAAACCAAAAGTGATTCTTTCTAGACGACTGTAACGATGTTGAAGATTTCCATCAACCAAGTTCATAATCTTCTCGGGAATTTCCTTGTTGGGCAAAGCACTCATGTTGCGTATCCAAGCATTGTGCTGATAGGTGATATCGCTCACCGCCCAAACCTTGCTTGGGTCTAACAACATCTTTACACCTAGCCAATGGATTGGAGCATCGCCCCATCTCTTATAGAAGATGTTGCCTGTCTGATCCAACTGGTCAAAGTATGCCATATACTTTTCGCTTCTAAAGAAAGAGAACTTGGCAATTTCAAAGTTTGTGTAGAACAACCGACAACTCCACTTTCCGTCAACCATGCTGTCTTCAAGGTCTTTAGTCATCGGAATGTTGTGAGCCTTCATAAATCGCTCAGTTTCATCCCAAAGTCCTTCAGCAACGCTTGGAACTTCTCCATCTTCGGTTGCCATGAAAGCATATTCTTTATCATTCTTTGCCATGTATTCAAATGGATCGTAATTGATTGGCGAATAGATGTAAGAATCAGAATCCAATCTCCAATAGTAATCATACTTCAGCAGGCGAGGATCGCGGTAAATACCACCTGAATGATAACGGCACATGTGGCGATATCCCATCCAAGCCTGATCCAAAGGAACAGTATACTTTGCTGGATCTTCCGAAACCCATTCGGGCATTACGAAATCCAAATGTTCAAACTTCAAATTTGGAATGAATCCCAAGTTCTTGTGAAGTTCAACCATTAGATTGGAAATAGTTCCCTTGTCTATATCGTCGTGGAAAACAACGATTGGATATTCTTGAATATGCTTGAAATTCCATCCAAGCATACTAAGACTGCGATACAAAAGAGGAACATCCCTCATGCGTGACATATAAATTATTGCAGCATTTTCTGCCATCTTATTTCCTCATGTTGAAAAGTTTTTCGTAGGTCAATTTCACACCTGCTTCAAGACCATAAATATTTATTTCTGGTAGATTACTTTCCCCGCAGTAAAACTCCAAGTTTGTTGGATTTTGAACAATGATAGGAACAGTATGATGTCCCATAAAATTTATGAGTCTGGCTATGTTCTTCAGAGTGTGTTTTTGTTCATAGGAGCAGTTAACTTCTTTGCTTGGATTTAAGTCGTTGATGTAGAATTCCACCAACGATATCAAATCTTTCATGTAGAAAAAATCCATGATTCTATTGGTGTGTATCTGTATTGATTCGTGATTCAAGTAACGACTTATACTTGCTCGTATGAAACGAGTTTCAAGTTCATTTTCATCAAACACTCCAAATATTCTTATGTTGTAAAACTGCTCGGTGTCTTGTATAGACTTTGCTATTTCTGTTTTGCTTAGGCTGTATTGGGTTTGATGAAAGAATTCCGCACCAGACCCAAAGTGTATTAGTCTTCCAAACCTACCTCTGTTTGCAAGCATATTACGATACATTTTCAGGTTTTGATCTCGGACATGATGATTATCTGATTTAAGCCTACTACCACCAGTTGCAGCCGCGTGAATAACCACATCAAAAATTTTACCTGAAAACCAGTTGTTTAGCGCATCAGTATCAGAAAGATCAAAATCTGTTCTAGAAATAGTGGTGACATTATACCACGAACAAAGTTCACGATTTAGGCTCTTAGCAATATAACCATTTCCTCCGGTTATCAAAATACTTGGTTTTTTCATTTTCGGAGATTTAAATAAGTTGGTTGAGGATTCATTAAAATTTCAGCAAATTGTTGTACCATATCTTCTACAGTTTCAGGATGCAAAACTCGCAAATTTTCTAGAGTTCTCATTATTCTTTTGTCATCTTCAGCCCAATGAGAAAATCCCAAGTATCCGTAATCTTTGCCCCTGCCACCACCAATAATATTTACAGGAATATTTTCATGGCTTAGATAATTTCGTATCATCTCAAAAGGTCTGTAGATTGCAAACGGGCTAATGGAGTATACTAACGGAATCTTTCCATCCATAGCCAGCCCTATAGCCATACCCATCATAGCCATTTCGGACGATCCAACATTATAAAACCTGTCCTTGTAATCATCTCGGATTTTGTCCCACAACCCGTAACCCAAATCTCCTGTTATCAGGTAAATTTTTGAGTTTGCTGCCATCGCACCATGAAGAAGTTCAGCAAATTGCTTTCTCATTTTAACATCTCCAATGCTTGCTTGTAATCGGATTCTTTCATAACATGATAGTGTGCATTCAGTCCCTTCAGAAAGGGAAACTGTTCAACTGTGGTATAGTGTATCTTAACTTCTGGAAGGAATGCTTTCAACCTCTCTGTTAGGTATTGCTGATCCACCTCCATGTAAGCAGCATAACCATTCACATTAACATGAACCTCAATATTTTTAATGTTCTGCTCACGAATTGTTTTCAAAGCCTCCCACACGCTACCCTCGGCACACTCTCCATCACTCACAAGAACCCAAACCTTTCTCTTTGGATTGGCTACGGCTCTTCCTAATGCAATTGTGATGCCCAAGCCAAGACTTCCCGTTGAGCAGTAGATTTGATTAGCCTCGTCACGATGTGGATGTCCACCGTGCTTCAAAAACATCTCTTCGGCATTTATACCACGGTGCTTCTGTAGGCAAGCATATAAAGCAACGGCAGCATGTCCCGAAGACAAGATGAAAATGTCATCCTTGCCCATGTTGCCATACATTTGATCTATAATATCAACAGATGAGAAGTAACTACCTAAATGACCTAGTTTATGCTTAAATGCTATATCCAATATGATTTTCTTCAGATTCATATTATTACCAAATAAAATTATTACTGTAGTATTTGACTATTCTAGGAAGTTCTTCATCAAACTTTTTGACAGGATTCCATCCTAGTTTTCTAAGTTTAGAATCATCTAGAGCGTATCGGACATCTTGTCCAGGTCTGCTATAAGAAAAGTCTATGTAATCCGAATATTGGTCTTCTCTAATACCCAAACCCTGTAAAATCTTCGCAACAGTTTCCATATTTGATTGTTCAAATCCGCCGCAAATATTGTATATTTCATTCTTGGTTTCTGATTCAATTATGGTGATGATGGCTCTAGCAGTATCTTCAGCATGTAACCAATTTCGTATTGGAGTTCCATTGTTGTGTAGAGGAATCTTTCTTCCCAAATGCAAATACTTACAAACCTTAGGTATAAGTTTTTCAACATACTGACCTATACCATAATTATTCGTAGGTCTAACTATTACATACGGAATCTTGTAAGTTCTTGCCCAAGCCAACACCAACATGTCGGCGGCCGCTTTAGTGGCTGAGTATGGATTTGATGGCTTAAGTAAATCTTGTTCAGTATGTGCACCATCTGCAATATCTCCGTAAACTTCATCTGTGCTGAAGTGTAAAAAGGTCGGAGTTTTTCCATTCTCTTGCCGATAGTTCTTAATCAACTCAAGTATGTTGTGAACTCCATTGATGTTTGAACTTACAAAATCATCACTATTGCTTATGGAATTCCCAACATGAGTTTCTGCGGCGATGTTTATAATGTAGTCGCAGTCATAAAGAAACTTAAGATCATTAATGTCAGATTGAACGAACGAAAAATTTGGATATTCCAAAAATTCTGTTAAAAGATCATCGTTAGCAGCGTAAGTGATTTTATCAACTCCTTTAACCCACCATCCCTTCTCTAGGCATAGTCTAGTCACATAAGAACCTATAAATCCTAAGCATCCTGTTACATAAACAACTTTCATATTTGCCTCAATTCTACTTCTGTCATATGATTTATTGATTAATAATAGACAAACGAACTCTTTTTTTAGTCATAAAGTCATTCAAAGTTGATTCAATGTAATCTAATTGTTCATCTGTTATGACTGGACTGGTTCCCAAGAAGAAGGTATCGGTTGTAACCTTTCTTGCATTAGGATAATCTTTAACTACTCGCTCGGTATCCATCAGCCCTTCATACGCAGGCTGCAACATGATGTTGCCTGCAAAATACGGTCTAGTTTGAATCTTATTCTCTTCAAAGTAGTCAACAATATCCTTACGCTTGAATGGACATCCATCTTTCAAGGTTACTGCAAATGCAAACCAAGCAGGATCAGAATTTTCGGTTGCTTTTGGAATGATGAAATGCTCTTCATACTTGGAGAACATTTTGCACAGTCTAGCATGGTTATGCTTTCGTATTTCAATAATCTTGGGTAATCTCTTAACCTGAACAAGACCCATAGCAGCCTGTTGATCTGTAGGCTTCAGATTATAGCCTATCTCATCGTACACATATTTGTGGTCAAAAATCTCATTCGGTAGAGCAGGAAGCCAATTTGAAAATCTCTTCTTGCAACTGCCGTTCTTCAGGAAATTCGCCTGCTTTCCTACGCAATAGCAACCTCTTCCCCACTCACGGAAACTTCTAGCAACAATCTCTTGTTCCTTGGTGCGAGTTGCAACAAACCCACCTTCTCCCATAGTAATATGATGAGCAGGATAGAATGAACATGAAGCAAACTCACCAAAACTACCTAGAGATTTTCCTCCATAGGTTGATCCTAAAGCATCACAACAGTCTTCAAGTAAAACAAGATTGTATCGGTTAACAATCTCCATCAATCTATCCATGTTTGGAGGATTACCTAGAACATGAGCAAAAGTTATGATACGACACCCCTCCTTTGCTCGTTGTTCAACCTGATTCAAATTCAGATTCAAAGTATCCAAATCTATATCAACAAACACTGGCTCAAACCCGACTTGAAAAATTGGATTTATTGTAGTTGGGAATCCCGCGATGGGGGTTATTACTTTGGTTCCTTTTGGAAAATTGTTCAAACGCTTAGAGGTCATACACGACATCATTATCAAGTTTGAACTGCTTCCGCTGTTAGTTAAGATACCGTACTCTTTGCCCATCAGATTAGGGAACTGATGCTCAAAGCGAATACCGTTTGATCCTAAAACCAACCAGCCCTCAAGCAGAGTCTTTACCGATTCGGTGTATTCCTCCGTACCAAAATAAGGCCCTGCGTACTGAACCCAATCAACACCAGCCTTCCATTTCTTAGAAACTTGCTTTTCCTTAATGAAGTCTTCAACTGCTTTGAGTATGTGTTCCATAATGTATTAGTGTATTCCAAATCCCCAATCATTCAAGTTGGGAATACTATATTTTGCCACACTTTCTTTGATAAACTTATACTTATAGTTAGTAGTTAAATCTTGATCTTTGTAAATATCAGAACGAACTTTTAATGGAAAAGAGAATTCTACAGGTTGCCAAGAAAAATTGTTAACAGATTTGTCGTACTCAGTATAATCAATAACATCTGCATTGAATCTATTCTTGTTAACATAGTCTTCAATTTTCCAGTAGTATTGCTTGACGGCAACAGCCTTTTTATCAATCCATTGCAAATGAGAAATGAAGATGTTTGGAACCTGAATTGATAACTGATTCTTTGGTACAGGAATATGCTCAGAATGCATTTGACGATTCTTAAAAACTGCTCTATTTGAATAGGAGCCTATACGATCAACCCAGTGTACTTGCCACTTTCCGTCTGTTCGTATTTGATTTTTGCCTACATATTGAATCCATTGGGTATAGAACAAAGTATCCTTATGGGCTTCAAGTATTCCTTTCAACTGCTCTTTTTTAATGTTGCCATCTATGTACTCATCTGAATCCAAGCAAATTATCTTGCTAGAGTATTTAAATGCTTCATCAAATAACATCTGTCTGGCATCAGACTCTATTGCCAACTTATCGTTGTCCCTGTCTATTTTTAAAATACTAACAATGTTATACTTGTTTGCATTTTCTTTTAGATACTGGTAAGTTCCGTCTGTACAACTATCCAATAAGAACACAAAAGCATCAGCATACTCCTTCCACACAGGAAGCATTTCTTTCAACAAGAACAGTTCATCTCTAGTTCTAGTAATTTGCACTATCCAGCCATCATTAACCTTTGGTTCAATACTTTTAAAGCCATTTGCTTTTCGTGTTTCATAAATTGCTTGGTCAACACTCGCACCCACTCGCATATTATGCTGCATCAATTCGTCTTGGTTTTCTGCCCACTTATGAACTATGGGGCGACGGTTAATGTGTCGTAGAACACCCATCTGTTCAAACACTTCAGTCTGCTCGTTGTCACACCATTCAGACTTGTAATCTGGATGGTAGATGTATCCAAAGTGCTCGTACAGTTTTCTCCCAATAACAGGTAGAGTGATTAGAGTCTTAAATCCGTCTGCTCCCTTTTGCTCTAGACGAGGATCATTGTTATAATTCAAAGATCCATTGGTATCGGGAAATTCTTTAGCCATATCTTCGGCTATGATATCGTCCCAACCATTTTCAACAGGCTCCATATCATCTGCTGTAGAAATCAAAATATCCCAAGGAGTGCTTGGAATATTTCGGTTTATTGCAGATATCTTCCCATTCTTCTCCCCGTAGAAATAAAGAACCGAGCACATATCAGTCTTAGGTAAGTTGTCCAAAAAGTGCTTGATTCTAGGATTGTTTAGGAGTAGATCATCAGAATCCATGCTGATTACATAAGTGATCTTATGCTTACCTGATGCCTTTTCCATATAGGCACGAAGGTTGTTCATAAACTTACCTGGTCTCTGACGAGTTGGGTACTTTAAAAGAAGATGCTTCTTATCGCTTTGCATATTGTATACTTTCCGATGTTCTGTCATCATATTGATAGTAGTGAAGCACTTTATCTAGGTGAGTTTCGCTTGTAACAAACGGATACATTCGTGAACACCAATCAATATCCTCTCCGTATGAAACTGCTCGGAACGGAATGTTTTTGGCAATCTTGCTTGCCCACACGCACATATGATATGGAGGACGCTTAATATCTCCTAGTGTTCCATCAGGATTGTGCTTAAGTCCTTCGTGAGGATTTCCCATACGGAAATCAACCTTGAACTCCTTACCATTTACCGTGCAATGCTGTTCAAAGGTAATCACATCCGCAGGGTTATTTCTCAAGGTTTCAATTAAAGTTGAGATATAATCTTCAGATACGGCATCATCATCATCCAAGAAAGCAACCCACTTACCTCTAGCAGATTGAATCAAAGCCTGACGCTTTTCTCCGATGCTCATGCTCTTATTGTCTACAAGAGTTAAAACCTCAACGCAGGTCTCATTTCCAATTTGTTCCAACAAACGATTGTAAGTTGGAATCAGACACTTCTCAAGACGAGAAGGAATAGAAAGAATCAGAACACTTAGTAAAATTTGATTAGGAGGCGTTGGCATCTTGAGTTAAACCGAAACCGGCTTCCTTTCTTCTATTATAAACTGCGTTATCATGGGCGTACAGTTCTCGGTTCTCGTTACGCATATACAACGCATCTATTCCAATCTCTATCCAAAAGTGGCGAATGATAACGCGGTCAATATAAGTTGCTTTTCTTAGAATTCTGCTGACATCAGTAAACTCATTGTCAGGAAACACACTGATGTATTCAGGATTGTAGATATAACCAAATCTTTCAAAATACTTCTTACCAAAGATGCAAAGAGTATTTAATCTCTCGCCCTGCTTGCCGTCATTGTAATGTAGAACACCATCACCATCAGGATAGTAGGTCTGCATATCCTGCATGATAATATCATCGTATCCATGAATCTGAGGAATCATATCGTCTGATGCAAGCAACATTACATCATAATCGCCTGCGTGTTCTAAATCAGCATTAATGGCTTCTATCTTGGTTTTTGAATTGCCCCAAAATGCTTTAACCAAATCGCCTTGCTTGGCAATCCAGTTACGCATACCAGGATTGTTCATAGTGACATCATCAAGATCAAACGAGCATAAAAACCTAACATCGTGCTTACCGGATGCCATATTCTTATAGAGATTAAATACCTCCATGAACTTAGCCGGACGCGATCTGCTTGGTAACTTAATCAGAAGTTTCGCCATGTAGTTCCGCCTCTTCTTTAAACTCTTCTATAGTACAACGATTTACAAGCACAGGAGTTCCTTCTCCAAGATACCCACCAAGTGTATTCACTTCCAACCACTCGTAAGCATCAACCACATCCATACCCTGTGCCACTAAAATGTCTAGACACTTTTCGTAATCATAGACAGCCACAGGCATGGTCTGCCCAAACTTACGCAGGTTGCCTAAGAACGCGGCTTCAAACTCAGGATAGACGATTATCTCATCATTCCGCTTCAACGGTTTCCGAGGTTTCATTGGTGTTTGCTCCTTCCTGGTCAGAGCCATACTTGAACTCTTTGGCTGCTGCTGTTTCCAAAGCCTTCATCACTTCTTCGGTGAAATACTTGGTTGGATTCTTCACAATCTGGCTTTCGAAGGCGGTTGTGCCGTTTGGCAATTCAATCTTGGTGGAAACCTTCTTGAACACTCCCTGCTTCAGAGCAAGGTCAACCAAACCGTAGTATCGGTCAAGTCCCTTATCAAAGGTTAGAAGAACATCAATCATCTTATTCTCTCGGGTAAGACGACCCTTGTAGAGTTTGCAATGAACAATATTGCCAACCACTTCGTCATCCACCTTGTGCTTCTTCTTGGAAAGATACACGATGGTTGAAGCCGCATACTTAAGTCCTGTGCCACCACCCATCTCCTTGGTTGGCACATACGCACCCACTACCTCGTAGGTGTGATTGGTGACAATCATAGGAATGTTATGCAGACCCAACTTCAAGGTAAGCACACGGAACGCACCCTTGATAACCTGAGCGCGAGTCATGTCTCGCACTTCCTTGCCTTCCAAGGTATCGTTGGTTTCCTTAGAAGTGCTCAACATTCCGAGCGAGTCCAACACCACAAAGAACGGCTTACGCTTCTTCTCGTCCAACTTACCGTAGTTGTCGATGATTTGCAGCAACTGATGACGGAACTGCTCCACGGTTGCCACAGGGAATACGGCAACGCGATTCGGGTCAAGTCCGCGTGACTTAATCATATCGCTAGTTACAGCCTGTTCGGAGTCAAAGTAAAGAATCGCTCCTTCAGGATTATCGTTCAAGAACTGTGCGGCGATACCCAAAGCAAAATAAGTCTTGCCTGTGGCAGACTCGCCTGCGATACCTAGAATCTTGTTGTTGGCAATACCGCCAGTCAGAGAGCCTGACAGAAGAGCGTTGAAAGAATACGAGCCAGTATCCACAAAGCCCGTGATATCTCCTTCAACTCCATCTTCGGCTAGCGAAGCAAACTCATTACCTGATGCACGAATCATACTCTTTAAAAAGTCACTCATTGTGTATTCTCCATTGTGTTATTGTATCACACTTTTTGTTTCCAGTCAAGTCTTTTAAGAGCGTCCCTCACTCTTTTCCGTTTTTCTCGTAGTTCATGTTCATGGTATCGTTTATCTTTAATGTGTTCGGTTATTATGTGAAAAACCACTAATATTGTAAAACATAAACTAGTTATAAAAATTATTCCATTCATGTCCATGTGAACAAGCCTTCTAGACTGCTAACTTCTCGCATCTGCCACCCGATTACATTTAAGATTGCGTTCAGAGGTTCTTCGAACGACTTCTCAAATTGAGTGTCATAGTCTATGTATTTCGCCTCTAGTCCAAACTCCTTGGGAATTCCGGCTGAAAAAGAAATAACCTTGTCACGAATCGGATTGGGAACTCGCAGATAAACATACTTAATTTTCTCACCATCGCCAATTTTAGGATATCGCTTTCCTAAATCCTTTTCACGAAGCCAATGGTTATACAATAAGGCTCCCTTAACATGAAGCGGAGTAGACTTGCGATAGATGGTGGTGTCATCCCGATACTCTTTCAATCCGTTGCATCCACGCGGGAACGCAATTTCTTCCACCGAACGAGCAAAGAAGTCAGTCTTAAACTCGGCAACATATTCTCGCAATTCAGATTCTTTGCCCACCATGATAATACCGATGGCTTTCTTTAAAGCATCACGAACAATCTCAGGGGTGCTACTCTTCGCGGTTTCAAGACCCATGATTTTAGTTTCAGGCTTGCTCAAAAGAACATCATCTTCTCCCATCCAAATGCTCAACATGTAACGCTTCTTGGCTGTCCAAATGCCCTTGGAAGAAATGCCTTCTCGCTTCATTCTCATCTTTTGAGCGTAGGCGTTCTGTTGTTCTGCAAGAGCAGCGTATTGCTTATCAATGAACGGCTGCAACACCTCGTTGCAGAACTTGTTCAAGAACTTTGTAATCTTTTGTGGGTCAGTTTCGTTGGGCATCACTTGCTTTACAAGCGAGCCTAATCGCAGATATACGGAATCGGTATCTGATGCTATCACATAATCGACTCCTGTGGTCTTCAGGGTTTTATTCAAGAATCCATTCAAGCCGTTCTCAATCCAACGAATGGATACCTGTCCTGAGATGGTGATAGCCTCGGCAATCTCTTGGTCGTAATAGCGGAAGTATTGATTGCCGCAAGCACCGAATGCCGAGTTCAATTGAATCTTACGAACCAACTGAAAGTTGTGGAACTTTGTAATGTCAAGTTTTAGTTGTGCTTCCTGTTCAGGTGTAGGATTCACAAGTTTCTTTAAAGCGGCTTTGGCTTCCAACATCTTCTTCTTGAAAGCCTTGCGTTCCTCATACATGGTTTCCATAAGTTTCGGCAAGAATCCTTGTGTATCCTTGCGAAACGCTACACAGTTTCCTGCTACACTAAGATTCTTGGCTCGCATGTTATCAAGATAATCTCTCGCGCCTGCGCTCGCACCCGCGCCCGCGAGGAAGTCGTTCACACTAAACTTGTTGCGAGTTCCTGCATTAGTCTTGGTTTCAGGAGACAGATTGTATTGCATGATAAGATGCGGATACAGCGAGTCCAAGTCAAAACTCACAACCCAATCGTGCGCTCCAACGATAGGGTCTTTCACATACGCACCTTCAAACTTATCTTCCTTGTCTTCCGCATTTCCCTTCATGGGAATCGCAATTCGCTTCTTGGTTAGGTGATGGTAGATGATGGCATCCCATGTGCGAACCTGCGAGAACACATCGTTCAGATTCACCTTGGCGGAATACGCAAGTGCTAGAGCAAGTTCCATCAGTTTAAGTTTGTTCTCAAGCATTCCTACAAGTAGAGTATCGTGGTGATTATACTCCATGAATCGTTGGAAATCATTCTTGTAGAATTCTGCTAGAGTCCCATCGTAGTGTTTCTTGCGCTCGCCCAACTCCACCCAAACAATATGGTCAAGTTTATAGGTTTCGCGGGTCACATAAGTGAACTTACGATACAGGTCAAAGTAGTCCAAGGTAGCAATACCTAGCAGGTCATACACCTCGTTCTTCTTGTTCATTACTTCCACTTCGCGGGAACGAATCTCTCGCCAAGGAGAAAGACGCATGGCTTCCTTCTCGTCAAACAGGCGAGTGATACGATTCACAAGATACGGAATATCAAAGAAGTTGACATTCCATCCTGTCACAATGTCTATATCCATTGCTTCCCACGCTGCAAGGAAGTCTCGCAACATGTGCTTCTCATCGTCGTATTGGAAACACTTGGCATCAGGAATGTTAAACTCACCCAATCCAAACACCAACACCTTGTTTCCCACCTTCAGAGTGATGGCGTTCACTCGTTCGGTTGCAGTCTTGATGGACGGAAAGCCTCCCTCGCATTCCGTCTCAATATCAATAAAAGCCACCTTTAGTTTAGACGGGTCGTATTCCACTTCATTCGGAAACGCTTCACCAATGTATTGATACAACCACTCCGTATTTCCAAATATTTCAAAGCCTGCCACTCCCTTGTATTCGTTGATGAAATCCTTGGAATCGCGGATGGAACCAGGCTTGAAAGGCTCAACATACTTGCCGTCAAGAGTCTGCCACTCAGTCTTTTTACCCTTCGCAGGCACAAACAAAGTAGGCATGAACGGAACCTTTTCGGCTATCCGCTTGCCGTTCTCGTATCCACGATAAAGGATATGAGAACCTCTAACAGCAACATGGGTGTAAAATTTCACTTGTCCTCTCGTTCAACCATTGAAATCCAATCCTGATGAATCAGATTGTTTCTGCCGTATCCTTGTCCACGAATCTTGGAAATATCCCACAGCACCTTGTCGCCAACCTTGACATCTTCGGTGAGTTTATCGCCAACAGAAATCACCGTGCTCCACACCAACTGCGAGTTAATCTTCTCGGTGTAGATGATACCTTCTGAGGTCTTCTTTTCACCACCACCAACAGTCTGCACTTCAATCCACTTACCAATCGGTCTCAACTTGTTCATGCTAAAAATCCTTGTAATGAGTTTGCCACTTCTTCACGAATTCGGTCTTCCGCAATCTTAACATACTCGGGGTTCAATTCGGTTCCCACATAGTTTCTACCATTGTTCAAAGCCACCACAGCGGTTGTGCCGCTGCCTGTGAACGGGTCAAATACCGTTCCACCAACAGGCGAACCTGCAAGAACACATGGAGTAATTAGTTCCTTGGGATACACCGCAAAGTGTGCGCCCTTGTATCCCTTGGTGTTCACAGTCCACACGGAACGCTTGTTCTTCTTGCCGTCTGCGCCCCACAATCTCTCAGGCTCTAAAGCAGGGTCACGGGCTCCCTTATCTTCAGGTTGTGTGCGATTCTTGTTGCCAGGAGCATGCGGAGGACTAACAGCGGCTTCCTTGATGGCTTCATGGTCATAATAGTAGTGCGACTTCTTGGAGAGCATGAAAATGTATTCGTGAGCACGGGTGCATCGGTCGGTAACACTCTCAGGCATAGGATTAGGCTTGTGCCAAACAATATCTTGACGCAACCACCAACCATCGGCTTGCAAGGCAAACGCTACTCGCCACGGAATTCCAATCAGGTCTTTCGTCTTTAATCCCTTTTGGTCTTTACGATTGCCTGGCACAAAGTCGGTTGGCATACCACGCTGACCACCGATGGTTTGTGGTGGAGGAGCACAATTCTTTGCTGCCATGTAAGAATCGCCAAGATTCAACCAAAGTGTTCCGTCATCACGAAGAATACGACGCACCTCGCGGAACACCTCCACCATCTTCTGCACATACTCTTCTACAGTTTCTTCCTGACCGATTTCCTCATCTCCACCCTCGTAGGAACGCAAGCCGAAATACGGTGGGGAAGTTACGCAAGTGTGAATGCAGCCATCGGGCAGCGTCTTCATGCCTGCTATACAATCACCAAGAATGATGCGATGTGTGTTCATCCAATATCTCCATACTTGGTTCCACGCACAAAGAACTGCTCTTCGTGCCACTCAAAACCAAAGCATTCTCTAGCATAATTCAAAATGATATCCTTGTCAAACTTGTTGCAGGAATAAACATCAAGCGTAATGAATCGCTTTGGCTCCATTGAGTGAATCTGAATACCACTCTCAATGAGTGGAACCCAACCACTCACTCCTGCCTTGTCGGGATATAGTTCCGTGCCGTGATTGGTTGGACCGTGCATTACTACAGGCTGACTCATGCGAGTCATACCAATCTTGTCTACAACTCGTTCAAGAAAGCGATAGTGCAACTCCAAGTCATCGGCTGCACCGACGCGGCAATTATACATGTCCAAATAGTAAGAATATCCGAATGGTTTAATTTCACTCATTATTTGCCTCGTTGCTTTGGATACGGCTTCGGAGGATTACGCTCCTCAAACTCTCGCCGCAGTTTCTTGGTTTCTGCTTTAGTTCTGCCCAACACAAACGCATACTTATGTTTGCTAGGCATTTCCACTTTGGTGGATGTCTTCTGCTTTTCCTTGGAGTGTTCTCGCAACCGCTGCTCAATCTCATCAGGGATATTTTCCCAAAGTATCTTTTGGTCGTTGTTCCAATCCTTTTCCCAAGGAATACCCAACTCTTTCGCATACTTCTTGTATGCACTACGCACACGAAAGAATCGGTCACTTACTACTTTGCCGGTATACGGATTGATATACCTAGTCGTGGTTCCTGAATCTTGACCAAGGTAGTAGAAATTACAAGCCTGATAGATGGTTCCCAATTCTTTTGCGGTTGGGTCAGAGTAAGCAGTGAACAAACGATACTGCGTGTTCTTTACCATCCAATTGATGCACCACATCAGAAACGAACTAGCCAAACACTTTGGACTCCATGATACGCAAGCACCACGGCTAACCAATCGTTCAATTTCTTTGGTATTTTCACCAAGTAGTTTAGAGAAAGCGTTCGGCAAGTTCATCAGGATAACTCCCGCCATGATATCCTTGCCTATCAATCCTTGATTCGGAGCATGATAATACGCACCAAACCAATGCGTGGTGTATTGCGAAAGATTACCAAGCCATTCGTGACGCTTGATGAATTCTGTGGCTTCTCGCTTCTCGGCTTCCGTTGTAAGCGGCTTGAAAATGAAATCGGAAACTCGCAGTTCGGCTGCTTGTTCTTGAGACAGGTCGGCTTCCGCCAAATCTTGCTGAAGATTGTTTAAGCGTATATCATACTGCCAACAATGTTCTTTGTCGTAAGATTTAGTTCGCTCAATAATGTCTACCGATTCACTTTTGCTTTTCGAGTTCACTCTTAACCTCAATAAGTATCAATAGAATTGTTGTTACTCACAACAACCCTACATTTTTTTTACTTGACAAATAGAATCAAAAAACTTATGAGTTTCTTGTGGTGTCTTTCCACGGAGAGGAAATGTAATAGGTTTGAAGAGGTCTTGCGGACTCATCTTGCTTGATTGTGTTTTTGCAGCAGCCATTGCCGTTGGTGTGAACAACATCAGAAGGCTTAACATCAGCAATGAACAGGGGAGCAGACTGAGCAGATTGGGCTTTCTTGTCATGTAGGTAACTATACATCAAAACTGCGTAGTTGACAATATCAATTATGGTATCTTCGAAAGATTCATTTTCAACAGCCAATTTTCCAGATTCAACAAAAGATGAAAGACGACTCATCTTATCGGTCATGCGAACCAAGAATCCTTGTTCTGTGCTGCAAATCCCCATTGCTTCTACTCGGGTGAAATTTGCAAATGGTTCATTGCCTCCGTTTCCTGCGTAGTCTGCATTCTTTTTACGCATAAGACTACGACCCTTATCACAAATTGTTTCATGTATTTTTAATAATTCATCGCGTGTCATTTTAAGAAACTCCAGTAGAGCCGAATCCACCTGTTCGGCTAGTCTTGGGCTGAACTCGCTCATCGGTGGACTGTAGCGAGTATTTCAAAACAGGAATCATTTCCCCCTGACAAATTCGGTCGCCGTGTGTTACTCGAATAGGAATATTTGAAAGATTAATAACAGGAATCATTAACTGATCTGTGTAATCAGAATCAATAACACCTTCAGAATTTGCTAAAATTAATCCTCCTTTTATTGCTAGCCCACTTCTAGCATGAAGACGAACAGAATATCCTTCAGGTATATCTAAAACAATACCTGTTGGAATTAAAACTCTAACTCCATCTGGAGGAACAAGTAAAAACGCTGGAGCATCTGCTCTCTCAAATGCTGCCAACAATTTATAATTTGCATTGTTTTTATCATAAGCATCAACAATTCTTGTTTTACTACCAAAGTATGCTTTAATATCAAAACAAGCAGATTGTTCTGTTGCAAATGAAAGGTCGAAAGAATCGGACCACAACTTATTGTATTTTAATATCAATTTATTCATAATATAATCCAAATTACTAGCAAAAATATTTATCAATCATTCTTCTGAATCGGGGTCATACACTTCATAGTTTGTTCTTTTTCTTCCTATGTTATATTTGGGTATTAATTCCCAATTTTTCTTTTCGCCAAATGGTAAAATTTTTAAATAAGAAATTGGAACTGTTGGTTCTTTACTTTTAGAAGAAACTTTCAATTTTAAAAGACCCCAATCTTGCAATAAGTTACATATAGTGTTTCTTCTTGCAACATCTGTTTCTGGAAAATCTGTTGGAAGCCCATCCAACATAAAAAGTTCTTTAAAATGCACAATATAATACTTGCCTCTTTTATGAAGAATGTGGCAAGATTGATATAATTTATTTTCTGTTTTAGAAGATATACCAATTCTAGTTAAAGTTTCTTTTATTTTAAGAAAATTTTCTGGATTGGGTAATTCTACTTCTATAAATGAGTCAATCAATTTGTCCATAACAATACTCCTTACCATTTAAGAGTATTTAGATTTTTTTATTTTCTGCCACCTGTATTTGTTTTCGCAATCAATTCATCTTTGTCGTTTTCAGACATCATAGACAGATACTCTCTAGCCTTAACGCGACTAACTTTATAATAATCTGATACTAACTTTTCTATAATTTCGTCTCGTTCTGATTTCTCCCACTTTGAAAACCTTTTTTTCTTCTTGATAGTATAATACAAATAATCATATTGCATTTTTTTGTCTAAATGATTCATGCAATTCATAATGTTTGCTGGCATAACACATTCAGCAAAATTGGAAAATGTTCGATTAACAATAAATGGAAGATAAGCCCTTTCACATTCAGGATCTCTGTCCATAAGATTTTCGGTTTTTTCGTTTATACTTTTAACAAAATCAAAAGGATTCACTTTACAGTCTCAATGATACTAATTAAATCGTCTTCACAATCCAATTTTACAATCAATCTAATTGGTATATAAATCCAATCTTTCTTTTTAACATCATAATATGATCTTAAAAGGAAAGAATCATATGCATTTATACCATGATATCTGTCAATTAGTGGGGCTTCAACATATTCCTTTGTAACTGAGGAAATTTTATTTTTTATTTTCGTAACTATTTTACTTCCATTTAAATCTTCATAAGTTATATCCAAGTGTTTTGGTGATATTTTTACTAAAACTTTGTCAATAAAATCGCCAAGTACAACATCTGCTGCGCCACTAATATCAAAAATATTTTGCATTCCATCTTTATTTTTATGATTTCCTATGGCTTTAGTAGAAAAATAGTTTTTTCTATCTTTAAGAAACATTTCTCTCAAACTATTACATTCATCAAGATATTCATTGTAGTTGTATTTTTCTGTTATATTTTCTGTCGATGATACAATTTTTTCAATCATTTCATCGGACAGTTTAGAAGATAAATCTACTATTTTTTGAAATGGGTTTACACTATTTGTTTCTTTTAGTTCGTTAATGACATTTAAACTAACATCACCTAGTGTTTTTTTATAAACTTCAATAAAATCTTCAATCTTATACTTCTTGTTCACTTCGTGAAGTGCGATTGTTAAATCGTTTAGGCTTTTTATTTTGTGATTCATATACCTTTATTTATCGAAAGAACAATCTGAAGCGAGCATCAAACAACAAGCAACCATGTTCAATTCTTGGTCTGCAACAAACGCAGCCTTGTATTGATACTCGCTCAGGATAAGAATTGCTTGCGGTATAGATCCCAAATTCATCTTGTCTTGAAGTCCGTCATAAATACGCCGGAAGATCATTGCAGGTTCGGTGTCCGAGTGTTCCGCAACCCATTTGCGAATATCAGCAAACGACTTGCTCTTCATCGCCTTCACCAAATGGTCGATATCAATATCTTTGCCAGTAGCAAGAGCACTAGAATTCACCGCTCCTGCAACAGAGTGTCTCTGAATAGTATTCAGTATTCTACGAAAGTCGGGGAAGTAACGAATGATGAGTTCAGCAATCGCTTTCTCTTCATATTCGATGCCTTCCGCTTCCATGATTCTCTTGGCTCGCTCAAGGAATTCTCCAGCGAGTTGCGGCTTCTCTTTCGCAGGAATCTTGAAGTCAACAACCGTGCAACGAGAGTGTAGTGGCTCAATGATACGAGCCTTGTAGTTGCAAGTCATAATGAATCGACAGTTCACAGCAAACTCTTCAATAGCACCACGAAGAGCAGGCTGTGTAGACTGTGGATTCAGATAGTCGGCTTCGTCAAGTATGATGACTTTCTTGCCACCATTCAAAGAAACGGTTGAGGCGAAGTTTCGAATCTTGGTGCGTAGTGTATCAATGCCACCCTCCTCGCTCGCATTGATAAACATGTAGTCCACCCCAAGTTCCGAACACATCGCACGGGCTATGGTTGTTTTACCACAGCCTGCGGTTCCCGACAGTATCATGTTCGGGATTTCGCCTGACTGCACTACACCTTCGAAGGTGGACTTAATCGCCTTCGGAAGAACGCAGTCTGCAACCGTCTTCGGTCGATATTTTTCAACCAACGGCAGCATTGGACTTCTTCTTGCTCTTGGTGAACTTGCTGTCAGTCTCCAAAGAAATCCAATAGGTCAACGCCTGATTCTTGGTTTCAAACTGAGCCACCTTCTTGTCGGACACCTTAACTTCGTAAGTGCCAGGAATCATTTTTAGATTCTCCGACTTGAACATGAACTCAAAAGAATCATCACCATCATACTCGCCAACATCAATTGAATAGGTGTGTCCTGTGCTGTCCTTGCGGTCAAACACATTCAAAGTTAGACGGTCACCAGAGTTGCGAAGAGCAAGGTCAGGAGCAGCAAGAACTGCTGCGGCTTTCTGTAACTCGTTGAAATCCTTGGAATCCAAAGTGAAATCCACAACAGATTCTGGCATGTTGAAACTCTTGCCGCTCTTGATGATTTGCAGAATCTGCGGGTCAAGCATTTCAAGGTTTGAATAGTAGTAGCGAACCTTGGCTCGACTGCCTTCCGACTTAATTACCACATGGTTGTTTTCAAATTCGAAGTGTGGTTCCTTGAACATGCTTACGGTTGCAAGGAACTTGCTTAAATCCCAAACACCGAACTCTATCGGGAAGTCCTCCTGAACTTCCGCCTCAACCATAATGTTCTTGGTTGGGCTGATAGTCTTCAAGATGTTGCCTGGCATCACAATTAGGTTGCTGTTGATAGTGCTGAAATTCTTCAGAACTGCCAGCGTGTCGTGCGAAATCTTCATAGTGTAATCTCCTTCAAAGGTTGTGGTATACTACCACGAACTCAGGAGAAGTCAAGCACTAGGTGGAAGTAATTCTCCTTGATTGTGTCGTAGCAGTGTCTCTTTTAAAAACAAGGCTGGCACAGAATATATTTGCCAATTACGGCAGTTTAGCATAACCACTACACCAATGCAAGCCCCGGAGTCTGCACGATACAATCCGCCGCCTGAGGAGCCTGGAGCACCATCAGCATCTGTTTGATAATAATAAGGTAGATGCTCGGATAGTGAACCCCGGCTCCTGTGATTGTTTCCAATGATACCGCGAGTAATGCTCATGTAATCCGACGATGGGTTTCCCATGATGTATACAGGCACTCCCATTCGTGGAGTAGCATAATCAAACCTGCATCCTTTAACAAGAGCGGTCAATGGTTTATCGTTTGCCACCTCTAGGATGGCTAGGTCATATTCTGGATCGTTGAATACCAATTTACAAGTTTCTTTACTTATTGGAGACTCTAACTCTCCTGCAAACAGAGTAACTTCTATCTTTTTTGTTCCCCATGTTTTATCATTAGATGATGCGTCTTCAGAAAAAGAAGGAAACATAGGAACAAAATCTATTTCCACATAATTATCAGGAAAAATACATCTTCTAGTTTTAACTTGTTCTTCATCTTCAATCACATGTGCTGCTGTGAGCACATACAACTTGCCGTTCTTGCGATATGCAATGCCAGAACCAAGAGGCACACCGTCGTAGTGGACAACGGCATTTGCTCCCACGATACTTTCCACAACCTGTTGGTTGTAACTATTGCAATCGCAATTTGCTGATGAATGGCAGGATACTTGTCCTGCTGTAAGCACGCTTGCAAGCGTTAGTAGCACGCTCGCCATGACCAAACTCCTCGGTCTACGCATACGCGGCTCCAATCTGTCCTTTTAAGACGGCTAGTTTTTGGTTAATCTAGCCGTTTAAGACGGCTAGTTTTTGGTTAATCTAGCCGTTTGAGAAGGACAGAATTATTTATAAAATTACTGCTTTTGATTTTTTAAATCGTAGTAGTAACTATCATCATCGCAATCAATAACCCAACGGTCGCTTGTTCCCTCGCATCGGAAAATCTTATCGTCAACCTTGTAGTCAGGCTTCTCAGGGAACGGCTTAGTTACAAACGACATATGCTTCCAATAGATTCTGTTGTTTGGCTGTAGGGCAAAGCACCCGTTATCCAAACGAATCATATGCAAGCACTTGTATTGAGTTGGCTCATCGCTGTATGCGTTGTTATACCAATCAAAAGTTGTCATGTAATCTCCCCAATATGCTTTACCGTCTTTCAAGATAACCTTGCAACGAGACCCACGAAGAGGTTCGTATGTGGTGACAGTTGAGTTAATGGAGAAGCAATCCCATAACTGAAGATGATCTAAAGGAATCTCAGGTGCGTCTTCACGATGACAAAGCATGTGAATAGGAACACGACTGCGAACCAAACCGTTATCTGTTAAAACATGAAACAGGATTGCTCGCTCAGGATTGGATTGAGCACCAAATACCATAACTTTATCAAACTCACCTCGGTGAGTCTTATGCTGATACATGTGTTCACGACGAAGCAAACAGAAAAAATTTGGTATGTTTAGGTTTAGCATGTAAAGCCATCTGTGGGATTCGAACCCACGACCTCCAGATTACAAATCAGGTGCACTACCACTGTGCTAAGATGGCGAAAGTAGTCCCTATAGGATTCGAACCTACAACTTCTTCCGTGTAAAGGAAGCACTCTAGCCGTTGAGTTAAGGGACTATTAGTGTCGGTGGAGGGAGTCGAACCCACACGCCTTGCGGCAAAAGAACCTAAATCTTTCGTGTATGCCAATTTCACCACACCGACTATTTCTTACTTCTTGACTTTGGTTTTCTTTTCCTTCTTTGCCAAAGACTTCTTAACCTTGGCAACCATTTCCTTCAGTTCAGGAGGAGAGAATGCGTTTGTCTTCAGTAGATCGTTTCTTCGCTTCTCTTCTTCCTTCTCTGCCTTCATTTCTCTGGCCTTTTCCCCACTATCAAGTTGCTTGCAGTATTCAACGAGAGCAGCCTGACATTCTGCTTCGTTAACAAAAGGCCCGTGAAACTGTGCCCATGTTTCATCCCAAAAAATCCAACCTGAATGCTTGGGAGAATACTCTACAGGATCGTGACGACCGATAGCAATGTATCCCTTCTCACTTGCCTTGGGCTTACTCCACTCGCACATTACCTTTTCGGTATTCTTGACCCACAGTTCAACATCAAAATCAAACGGGTAGTGCTTTAGCAAATCACGAGCCTGCTTGCGAATTGCATCCTTGCCCATCTTGGTGTTGCCCATAAGTTCCTTCAGAAATTCTGAAGTCTTAACAACTGCCCAATAAGATTCATATGGTAGCGTCATGGTATAGTTTCTCCTTCCTACGAGACTGTCGCTCGTAGGCTTTAAATAATCCTTCACTAAATCCGGCATGCTTGCCGTGACCGTATCCTTGAGAATACGCCCAAGTATATAACTTGATTTGTGAGGCTGCGAATGCGGAAATTGCCGAAACGATGAAAAAGATTGTTGCTATTGTTTCCATATCATTAGTTATAGTATAACACAATCTGAACAAAAGTGCGAGAGGTGGGATTCGAACCCACACGCCTTTAGAGGGCAGCGGATTTTGAATCCGCCGTGTATGCCAATTCCAGCCACTCTCGCAAACAGTAGGACTGATGGGATTCGAACCCATACTTTGCGGATTTTAAATCCGCTGACTCTGCCGTTGGTCTACAGTCCCGTCAAGTATAGTATACTGTCTACTCCAACAAAGTCAAGCACAAAATAATTTTAAAACTGGCTCGGCTGGATTCGAACCAGCAACCTATCCGTTAACAGCGGATCGCACTACCGTTGTGCTACGAGCCAACTTTTTAAATTTGCTTTTCTCGCTTAATCCAAAGTGGAAGAATACCACGCTCTTCAAGTTTACGAAGAGTTTCCTTCTTTGCATTAAGTAGCAGTTCCTGTCGCTTCAAGCGACGAGATTCATAACGACGCTTACGACGACGACGAAGTTCTCTCATTTTGTCTATCATTATCTAAACCTTTCTTCTTCATAAGATGCTTCACCCAAATTTCAGTTACAGTCATTGGATGATGGAATTCCTCAAACTTGAAACCACTAATTGGCTCCTTGTTCTTGGTCTTGAGTGCAGTATAGATGCCGTTGAGTCGGTTAGGCTTGAACTCACCAACAGGTTCTTCCTTACCTAGACCAGGCCATGCTTCTGCCTTGGTTCCGATTACCAATCCTTGTGGAGATGCAGGCGACTTAAAGAATATGGCATCCTGCTCATACTTTGCGCCCATCTTCTTGGCAAAGCCTTTGATGGCTCCGCTCTTTGTTGGAGTGGCATCATCTCCGATAATCATAAAAGACTCTTCAGTAACACGACGCTTCTTGCCGTCACCAAGGTCTTCTTCGTAAGTGCCAACAACTTTCTCAAAACCAAAACCTGCTGCACGAATATCATTCTCCAACTTCTTGTTGAGTCCACGATTCACCGACAGCGAATTGCTGCCACGAAACGCGGTAAGCAAAGCAAACGGTCGCTTCTCAACATGTGAGAACACGCGAGCAAGTGAGATTTCTGTAATCAATTCTTTTCGATAGGTTTCAATTTGTTCAGACACTTGTGGCTCCCCTGATTTCTTCTGTAGATTGTTTTAGTGACAAGTAAACTTTTCGTATCTCTTCAAACGCTTGCGATGCGGTGAACTTGCCTTCCAATTCCCACTCAACAATACGAGCAGTTTTGCGGGCTAGTTCTCCAATGTTCGCATGTGCTGCGAAGTCTTCAATCTCCATCATTTTTCTCCGAATGCGACTTGCTGTAACCGCTCCAACAAGTCTGGTAAAGTTAAGGTATAGTGTTTAGTATACCGTCACTTTCCCTTCGGTGCAATTTTTTTATTTGCTTTCCGCTTTTTCTTAAAAATTGCGTCCCAATTCTTTGACCATAAAGCGTAATCCACCTTACGGTATCTATCTCCCTTGCCTGCTGCATGCTTGCCGCTCATATCGTCTCCTGGTGGCTTGAGAAGGTGATTTGGTGAACAGGTAGACCGCAGTTTCCTGCATCGCCAATAGCATCAATTATAAAAACCTTCAGTTCGCCTAAATCTTTAAAATTGTGCAAGGCGGTCAAGTGCTTCGTTTGCAGTTCCCCACCGCTTACGCCATGCCTTCCAACGAGTGAATGCGTTACGAAGACTTGGCGTAGGAGGATTCTCCATTGCTTCAAACAATCGCTTCGCGTCTTCAGGAGACATGGCATTCAATCTCCACTCCATCTCAGCAGAATTCATCTGATTGAGTGGAAGATTCAAAAATTCTTTAACACGGTCAAAAGGTTCAGTCATTTTATATACTCCAAAGTCGGGGTGATAGGATTTGAACCTACGACCTCCTGCTCCCAAAGCAGGCGCACTAGCCAAACTGTGCTACACCCCGAGAAAGCGGGTAGAGGGATTCGAACCCTCGGCCTTTGGTTTGGAAAACCAATACTCTACCGCTGAGTTATACCCGCAAAAAGTCCGAGCCATTATAGTTAGGTGAAAATGGTATTGAGTTGACGGTTAACTCGGACAAATGTTGTGCATTTTGGCAAGTCCTTCAGGCGAGCAGCACCCACATAAGTGCAAGCCGAACGAACTCCACCAAGAATTTGTTGCATCACGCCATCCACAGGACCAACAGGCTTCACATGAACCCGCTTACCTTCTGCGGCACGATATTGTGCAACCCCTCCTGAATACTTTTCCATTGCAGTAGCGGAACTCATGCCGTAGAACTCCTTGCCGTCTTCGGTTTCCTCACCTGCGGCTTCATCAGTTCCTGCAAACATGCCACCAATCATAACAAAGTCTGCGCCTGCACCGAATGCCTTGGCTACATCACCGGGGCAGGTGCACCCACCGTCCGAAAGCACATAGCCACCTAGTCCGTGTGCGGCATCAGCACACTCCATGATGCACGACAGTTGCGGGTAGCCAACACCTGCAACCTTTCGTGTGGTGCAAACCGAGCCAGGCCCAATTCCAATCTTGACAATGTTCGCACCTGCAAGAATCAAGGCTTCAGTCATTTCTCGTGTCACCACATTACCTGCAATCAGAATATGATTAGGAAAAGCCTCACGAATAGTTTGCACATACCGCACAAACTTTTCAGTATAGCCGTTAGCCACATCCACACAGATAAACTTGATGGACTTGTGGCGATTCAGAATTCGTTCAGCCTTTTGGATTTCTTCCATGCTGGAATTCATATCACCCATACCGATAGTATACACCACATTGGTAGACCAATTCAAATGACTACTTGCCCAATTATTCATAAACTTATCCCATTCTGCTTCCGTGTAATACTTGTGAATACCACACAGCGCAGCGTACTCGCTAAGACTATCAGCCATTTCAAATGTACCAACAGTATCCATGTTGGCTGCAACAATTGGCACACCAGTCCAAGTTTCTTCATTTTTATTTGGAAGTTTAAATACAAATGTGCGAGACACATCAACCTTGCTACGACTATCAAGATTGCTGCGCTTTGGGCGAATCAGCACATCAGCGAAATCCAACTTTACATCGTCTTCAATCTTCATGTTGTAAACTCCTAAACTATTTAGACGGGGATGCGGGAATCGAACCCGCCACTAATGAATTATCCGGAATATTTTCATCAGCGATTCTACCGATGGTTGTTACTCCTTCAACCAAAGAACTCTCCCCATAAAAGAAAGGCGGTAGACCTGATGCTCTCTAGTGGCCATCTAGAAGAAACATCCAACTACGCCTCTTTGTTTGCCACCGCACACTATTCTTCCTGCCGTTAGTGGGCAGGTAGGTGGGTGAGAGCAACCAAAGTTTTTGATGGGGTTAACAATCCCACCAAGGTTTTAAGTGACCCCAACGGGACTCGAACCCGTGTCAGAAGAGTGAAAGTCTTCGATCCTTGCCGCTAGACGATGGGGCCTAGAACAACTATAGTATACTCAAGAGTTGAACTGTGTCAAGTATTCCGAACCAACTTCTGAAGAAATTTTTTCTGAAATAGGATTTAAAATTGCTTCATAATCTTTATCAAACATAAGTTTGGCAAGTCTTTCGATATCATACTCCGTTTTCCAACCCAAAACTCGCTTTGCTTTTTCTGGATTACCCAAAAGAAAAGGAACTTCATTTGGTCGTAATAGCCTAGGATCAATTTCAACATATTTGTTATAGTCTCCCAAACCGGCGTATTCAAAAACAATACTTAAAAACTCTCTAACTGTGTGTGTTTGTTGGGTTGCTATAACATAATCATCTGCAACATTTTGTTGTAGCATTAACCACATAGCCTTTACATAATCTCCAGCAAATCCCCAATCTCTTAAAGCGTCAAGATTTCCTAAAAACAATTTATCTTGTAATCCTGCTTTAATTTTTGCGGCTGCTATTGTTATTTTTCTAGTAACAAAAGTTTCTCCTCTTCTAGGACTTTCGTGATTGAAAAGTATTCCAGAAGAAGCGTGAAGACCGTAAGCATTTCTATAAATTCTTACACTATGATGAGCATACAACTTTGCGGCAGCATAAGGAGAAACTGGAGTCATTTTACTGTTTTCAGTAAATCCATTTGAACCATAATCTTTGCTGTCGCCAAACATTTCCGAAGAAGATGCTTGATAAAATTTAGTTTGGGGACTAACTAGACGAATGCCATCCATTATTCTAATTGTTCCCATAGCAATACCATCGGAAGTGTATTGTGCTAGATCGAAAGAAACACCAACATGGGATTGAGCAGCAAGATTATAGAACTCATCAGGCTGATACTCTTGCAAAAGTCTCACCACAGATGTTCCATCCATTAAATCATAGTAATGCATCTTGAAATTTTTACTTAAATCTTTATTGTTTATGATATGATCTAGTCTAGGTGTATTGATGGTTGAGGTTCTTCTTTTAAGACCAACAACAAAATAACCCTTTTCAAGAAGTAAGTCTGCAAGATAAGAACCATCTTGACCAGAAACACCAGTTATTATGGCAACCTTTTGCTTTCTCATTATATTAAATCCTCACATTAAAAAGTTATTGCAAACGAAGCAGATATTTTGTTTGGTTTAAAACTCCAATCATTTCGTCACGAATATTTAAAAGGTCGGTATCGTTTGTCGCATCCAACTTTTGTGGCATTTCGTGTGAAAGATAGTAGATGGCGTTGTTAATCACGCCCAAAGAGTTTGAGTCCTTATAGTTGTTAACATTGAAACTAAAACTTGGATTGCCTAAAGTGTTGCCGTATTTGCCTGTGTGGACTTCCATAAACTGGTCAATCAATCCATCAAGCCCTTCATAAGCCTTTCCTAAAGCCTTATGCTCGGCATAAGACTTGGTTTGCCAGTGAAGCACTCGCAATTGAGATTGAAGTTGTAGGAAGAAGGTTACGCACATAGTCTAGTATATATTAAAAGGTCGGAGTGAGATTTGAACTCACGAAATCACGGATTTGCAATCCGTTCCCTTAAGCCACTTGGGTATCCGACCAAAGCGGACAGAGAAGGATTCGAACCCTCGGAGGCATTCACCTCGGCGGTTTAGTAAACCGCTGCATTAGACCACTCTGCCATCTGTCCTAGTGCGTCGTGTAGGACTCGAACCTACGAAGTCAAAGACAACAGATTTACAGTCTGTCCCAGTTGCCGCTTTGGTAACGACGCTTAACGGGCAGAGAGGGATTCGAACCCCCGGTAGATTGTTCACCTACTGTTGTTTTCAAGACAACCGCGTTAGACCACTCCGCCATCTGCCCCATATTTCACTCAGAAAGAAATCGCTTGCTTTCGCTGATTCCTTGCTTGGCTCGTTCAATGATATTTCGTTCCGCTTCCGCATATCCCTGTCGATACTCAGCCCAATACGGTTGAGTTGCAGCATATGCAACAGAACGATCTGCTAGTCCTGCCATTCTATCTTGATAGCCGTCCTTATAGCCTTGTCCTGGAATGTATTCGTGTGTGTTCATACTGCGGTCTCCTGTAGTGGATCGAAGAGGACTCGAACCTCCAACCCATGCCTTGCAAAGGCATTGTTCTCCCAATTGAACTATCGACCCTTATTCATCTCTCATAAATTCTATGCCGTCAACTTTAGTGAATGATGAGGCATAATCGCCTGCTCGCTTCCACAGATCTTTATCCATCTCTTTCACATATTCGGCAAACTTCAATCCAAACAACATGATAGCCTGATGATATCGCTTCACCGTTTCTGGATCACGAATCTCATTGCCGTCATCATCTGTTGGATAGAAGTTCCACTTTTCCATATCTGTCTCCAAAAATTGCCCGACCTAGATTCGAACTAGGACACAGAGGACCAAAATCTCTGGTGCTACCGTTACACCATCGGGCAAGTGCATCCTTGCACTACTCCTCTATCAGCAAGCGGGAGTGTTGCCGCCAAAAAGACCCATCACCACATTGATGACAGCGACCACGGCGTTCTTCAGCCACAAGGCTCCGTTCCAAGCGAACGGAAGCAGGGCGAGAGTAACGAGCATGCTACGATTGACCCCAACCTTGGAAAGAAGGCAGTTCAACTTGTCGCAGCCACCAGTAACAGGGCATGAGCCCGATTCAAACTTAGCCATTTTTTTCTCCTTATGTAAAAGTTAATTGGGGATGGCAATCCCCTTATCAGTTACGCTTCTTACTCTTACGAGAACTCTTGGTCTTAGCCTTGGGTTCCGTGTAATCGTCAAGATCGTAAACCTGATTTTCATAGACCTTATCAGTAAGGTCTTCAATCATACGCGAAAGTGTGTCAATGTTATCGTTGAACTCTCGTCGCACATCGTTAATCTGCGAATCAATTTCATTACGAAGACTAGAAATTTCCAAATCAATTCTCTTGTTCGTTTCTTCGTGAACACCGTTAATAGTTCTCTGATTCTCATCGTCACGCTTCTTTGAGTTAGCAACCAAAGTGTTGATGGCAGAGAATGCGTTAGCCGCGAGTGAGAGACCAAGCAATCCGTAAAGATAAGTATCCATAATGTATTCTCCTTTCAAGAGAAGGTGAGTTTATTTAGTGCCCCCGACAGGACTCGAACCTGTAACCTACCGATTAAAAGTCGGCTACTCTACCAATTGAGTTACGGAGGCGGAAGCGTTCCTGATAGGATTCGAACCTATGACCTGATGCTTAGAAGGCATCTGCACTATCCAGGCTGTGCTACAGGAACTTAGTTTTTTAAGATTCCTGTTTTATTTCTTTGATTTGTTCTACTGAAAATCCTCGCCACGCATTCTTATCCAAATCCCAAACAGCGAGCGTATCAGGATTAGTTTTGCGAACCTTAACTTCTGTGGTTGGCTTTGTGGCGACAGGAGCGGGAAGTAAATCGCTCTTCAAGGTGCATCGCATCACACGCTCTGTGCCATCACGCTTGGTGAAAGTAACAACACAAATGTTATCACGAAGCAAAGTCAAGTAGTCATTACGAGTTAGTGTAGTCATTGTTGTTCTCGTTACGCTTATTATACTCGGTCTTGTTCAGTCCTGCAAGTATACCACGAAAAAAAGCGTGTGCAAATGAAAATGCTAAAGGAATCCAAAGTGGGGAAAGAGTCCATCTCCACGACCAATCAAGTTGTCCGTCAAGACGAAGAACCACAAGCGTCAGCGTGGATGATGCTGCTGCAATTGCAGTTTTATTAAAAGTGTTGTCTTTCAATTCATTCATACAGTAATATTACCATACGAATGCGGTCAAGTCAAGCCCCTTCTGATTGCATTTCCTCTAGCAAGTAAAGGAAGTTTTAAATCTGTTGAGCCTTTCTTTTTAGAAATAGATTTATAAACTTTACGAAGGGCTCGCAAAGAATTTTTACTTTCGTGTATTTCTACCGCTTCAGTTTCGCCGTCCGTAGCAAATGCAATCCATCCACCTGCTTTTCTTTTTTTTAGAGTTCCATAAAATCTACGCATAGTCCCTGTTGGTTCTTTTAAAGCCCAATCATACGATTCTCTACCTACACGATAATCTTTATGTTTTTTAATCATTACCGTAATAACTGGTTTTTCATGTCTCATATCTGAAGGTCTGACAACTATGGAGCCCGATGGCTCAAGTGGTTCATCACTTGTTCCCGTTAACTTAGACCAAAAATCTTTAAAACTTATCATTTATTTTTTTCTAGGATTTATTTTTTTGCCTGAGTAGGGAGAAACTTCAATTGCTATTGATGTTTTTCCATCATTTGTTGAAATTGCATCAACAACTTTGAGTAAAGGTAATCCTGGTCTGTCAATAACAGTTCCTGAAATTAAAAAACTATTGTAAATCTCATCAGTAACAGAAAGATTGATTATTTTTTTTGTCATGTAGTTTTCCTTTACAATTAAATTTAAGTGTTTAAAACATAAAAACTATATCAAGGAAAATTCTTTTAATTTTTGATAAACTTTACCTTTAACTTGTGGCATATTTTTATATCCCATTATATGAACATATCCTTTATCTGTAGCATCATTATCTGTTTGAATTTTTCTTTCTCTAGTTTTATCATCCCCATTTAAATAGGATGTAACAGAAATATTTTGTTTATGAGTTAACAACCACAGATAATGTTGCTCTGTTATTGTTGCAGGAGCCCAAGATTTGTATTTGAACATTTCTGCATAAGTTTTTTTTGTATCTTCTTCTAAAGAAAATTCTACGGCTTTTGTACCATAGTTAACAACAAAATCATAGTCTTTAAAACAACCAAAAATTCCCATATTAAATGCTTTATATGTTTCGTCTGAAGATTCAAACCCATATTTTTCTTTTAAATATGGTGTCAATGAAGAATAAAATTTTTCTAATTGATAATGTTTGTATGAACCTGTTTCTAAACTCTGCACAAGTATGTTAGACTCTTCTTCATATTTTTTATCTATAGGTTTCATTAAAAAAACATCATAATCTATATGCAAGAACGGTTCTCGTTTTTCGGCAATAAGTTTATACGCATACAATTTTCCTAAAGCCCAATTTTTACACTCGACTCCATTAAAAACATCCAATTCTGTTGTTATAGTTGAAAATGGTGCGTCTTTAAAAAATTCTTTACTATTACTATCTGTTATTAAAGTAACATCTCCGTAATTTATTTTTGCATAGTATGCTGCTAATTTATGTAAGTCAACAACATATTGATTAGGAATTTTTTGATAACCACCAGACCAATAAGACATGTAAATTTTCATATTTTAACTCCCTTAAAGTCTCAATCTTTTTGGTTTAAATTTCATTTATCGTTTTACTGATTGCCATGCTGGTGCTAGAGGCAAAGAGGTTTTAGCAACTGCTTGTTCGCTGCCTGCTCCTGCCGCTTGTAACCATTTTGCAACCATCCCCCTTCTACGATTTGCGTATAGTGCGTTTTCTACTTCCCAAGGAAGTTTTGTTCTTTCAAAACCATCATATTTTTCCACATCAAAATCTGTTGGAACCATGTCTGCTTGAAATCCTAAACCATAAGTGAAAACTCCGGTTCCATTCGCCGGCCCTTCTTCACGAATGTATTGTTTAAACGATTTCATTTCACGATTTAGAATTATCTTTTTTGGGTTCTTCTGTTGTGGTTTCTTCCTCTTTGCACTTCTGCTTTAGATAATGATTGTAAGCCCACACCACAACCAAGAATACTACAGGCAGATACCATAGAATCCATCCCCAATTAGTTGTTAGATGGGTATTGTTTGTAATTTCCCATTGAAGTCTCTTCATAACCACATTGTCTTTGGTTGTGTCGGGAACAATAACTGGTGCTGTGCTGCAAGCCGTTAGAACGAGTGAAGTGATTAATCCTATTAGGTATTTCATGTTTACTCCTTTACGACTTGTTTGCTGCTGCTGCTGAACCAAAGTAGAATCCTACAATGCTCAACAAGATTTGACGATTCTCTGATGTGAACAGGAACCCGTTGATTTCTACAAAGTATTTCTTGATGTTGTCCATGCCAAACAGGTTTGTTTGCGTGGCATCCACTTCAACAAAGGTTGGCACACCGAAGAACGGCAAAACAAACGGAGCCAAGAAAGTTGCAAAGAGTGTTGACAAAACGATGACTTGGCGAACTCCTCTGCCAACATCAATCCCAACTCTTTGAACTGCTGCGTTTTGATTTTTTGTGGTTCTTTCGTTCGCTTGCATCATCTGTTGAAAGAGTTCCTTTTGGTCTTGAGACTTCTGTGCTATGAAGCGGAACAGGAAGCCAACAGCAGAACCTCCAAGCATTGATAGTAGTTCAATCATAGGCATGATAACCCCTTTCTAAAAATACTAAAGTATTTAGGAAAAGAAAAGGGGAGGAGTCGCCTCCTCCCCAATCTCTGACAGTATTGAATTGTAAAATCAGAACTTGATGCCGATACCGGCGGTGACATTCCAACTGTTCTCGTTGGCAGCGTTTACTTCCTGCCATACGGGAATACCGAAGCCTGCGTTCAGGTCAACATTGTTGGAGACCTTCCATTCAGCCTTTGGCCCAAGGAAAGCAACATTGCTGCCCTCGGTATACCACTGATTCAAGTCTAAGCCGACAGCAAGTGAATCCCACTTATAGGCAACAAACGACTCGGCGTTCAAACCGTAGTTATTGTAGTTACCGAACACGGGGGTATAAGCATATGAGCCAACCCACAGAACATCAAAAGTCTGTGTGTAGACAACCGAACCCCAAGTCATGTCATAGTTGAAACCGACATGTGGGTTCACATTATCTGTGCCGTATCCTGCTGACCCTGTTGGCATCCATGCACCCGCTTCAACGCTGAAGTTGGTGACTGAACCAAGAAACTTCTCGCCTGTGAACAAAGCGTAATCTACACCAACATCAATAGCACCATAACCGGTGGAGTCCTGTGAATAAACAGGAACGGTGATGTGCCAACCGAGCAGGTCATACAACTTGCCCTTAATGGTTGAGTCCAACTCCGTAACGGTGTCAACATTCTTCTTGCCCCAGAAGGTCAAGGTTTCGTCAACCGATACGCTGTTGAACATGGCAGGTGATGCCTTCGTAGCCGGAGCCGAAGCAGTCTGAGCGAAAGTGCTGTGTGCCAAAACTACTGCGGCTACAGCGGCGAAGTATCTAAAGAATCGTGTCATTTCATTTCTCCTTATAAGTTAGAACCCCTCAACTCCGAGGGGTCTAGTATATTGGCCTGAAATGTCTGACAGATTAGATTTATAAAATAGTTTAAATTTTAACTTTTATCGCTCTCAAAGTCACATCGTGACCTGGTGGATAAAGTTTCGGCAATCCTTGACGAGAAACGCCCTTTGGACGCTTGCGGGTTTTGTAGCCACCTTTTCGGAAAGCCTTTGTGCCATCTCTATTCTTTGCCATCTGATTTGCTCTTTGATTTAGTTTCTTTTTTAATTTCTTCTTGTTCGTTGTGTAAATTTTCCGCTGCTTGTTCTTCTGGTGTTGCAGAAGGAAATTTTATAGGTTCGATAGAACCCATTTTCAATTTTTCTCTGAAGTTTGGCCCAAGAAAAAAATTTTTCATCAAGCGGTTCCTTTCATCACAAGATTATGTGCTTGTGTGAATCCTTTAACTATCTCGTGCCAATCACGAAGATTGATGAATGCTCTATTTACCGTGTTTTCATCTCCAGGATCTCCGCCAGAGCAAACATTTGCTTTCTTGCAAAGTGCATCAGGAATGAAACTTAAATCTCCGTATATTGACCATCTTTGTCTAAAACCACCGAATGTTTTTTTAATTCCACCTTCAGAATACATTACTACTATAGTTCCAATTCCAGGAATAATTTTTTCGATTGCAGGAATACCAGGACCAGTTGGATCTTCTATAGTTGTTGCTTTCCATCCTTGTGGAGGACGATTATAAAAATCTGGAATTTTTGGTGGGGTTTTTTTGCCGCCAAAACCAAAAATCTTCTCTGTTAGAGAACGCTTTACTTCTTCGTGCAACTTCTTTTGATAGTAGTAAGCACTTCCGCTTAGTTGTGCAGATTCAATTTTACCTAAAGCGTAACGCCTTGATAGTGCAGGAATAATTTCTGCCGCAAGTTTGGTGATTAGATCTTTCTCTTTTTGTGTGCATTCCGTCTTTAGAATGCTTAGAACCTTGTCTGGATTATTAGAGTTCTGATTGATTTTTGCTGCCAATCGGGGGAGAACGATTGAAGAGAAAGAAGTTAAAAGTAGTTGTTCGTTTGGAGTAGCCGACTTCTTGAACCATCCGAAAAATTCTGAAACAGGAATTACAATTTGAGGATTGCGATCCGAAAGTGTTTGCAACATTTCGTCAATAGTTACTTCACGATCTTCTTTCGACAAAACTGAAACAGGGGTTGGGGCGACGGGTGTAGTTTCAGCCTTATTTGGTTGAAACTTGGCGACTTCTTCCTGCAATTTCTTTTGATAATGATACATTTTTTCTCCCTGAAAAAAGTTTTTCTAAAGTATTTATATTTAATTGCCCTGCGGGGGGGTATAAAGTTTTCAAAACAACTTAATAAATAAATAAGATCAATAAAAAGGACTCAAAATGCACTCAAACAGAATTGAACACTTTCTGTACGCAAACACAATTCCAACCGAACTTAACTATCAAACCGATATTTTAAGATCTTTAGTGTATACTGATGGAGCAGAGTATCCTTATTCTTTGAATCCTGTTGATATGCCAGTGTATGTGGGTCGATTACGAGATTCTGTTACAAAAATTTTAAATAATGCAAATGGTGTAAGTCAAGAGTGTGTTGGTGCATTTACACAAGCCGTTTGTGATTACGAAAAAAAATTGGCTGATATTAATGATAAAATAAGACAAGAAACAGATAATTTTCTAAAAAACCTAATAAACAACTACATGGATTGGTTAGAATCTTTAGGATCTTATTTACCGATATCTGAGATTTATGATAAGTTTTTAACTGCTTTAGGTCAAGAAGCAGAATCACTAGGACTTGCTGCTTCAGGTTTTTTTGGAACTTCTGAGGTTATTGACGCATATAATACTATACAATCTCAAATGCAATCATTGCCTGAGAATATACAAAATGCTTGGAGAGGGTATAGGCATAATATTGCTCAGTCAACCAGGGTAACTGGTGAAATAAATCAATTAAATACATTAATAGAATCACTTAGAAGAACCCCTCCTTCACTTATCCCCTCAAATGCTAGTAGAGAAAGATTACTTAATCAATATTTAAGTCAACTTAACGATAAAAAAAGAGAACTAATAGCAATTCAAAATCTTATATCATCGTATTCGAGTGCTTTATTAGACTTTGTTAGAAATAATCCACAAGCAGCAAGTATTCAGGGATTTAGACGGGCTATAGAACAAATAATTATAGTAAAGATAAAGCCTACGCCTCCTCCGGGTGCTAGACCAGGATTTGTTAATGTTGAAAACATTAGAGATGCATTTAAATGGATTGCTGGAACTTTAAAAAGATTAAAAAATGTGCTTAAAGCAGCATTAGTAGCACTGGGAGCAGCAGCACTTGGTGCTTTAATAGGAGTGTCTGTACTGTTAACTGCAGCATTAGAAAGACTTTTGTTTGAAATATCATCGGCTTGCAATACTTGGGAAAATAAAGTTCGGGAATTAGAAAATGTTCATAGATTTAGAGCATCAAGCGAATTTTATGAAAAAATAAATGAAATTTTAACTGATGGTTGTTGCGATAAGTCCTGTCCTCCAATTTGTAGTGGTGGTTCAGGAAGTGGTTCAGGAAGTAATACAGGTTCTGGAGGAGGTTCTGGTAGCGGTGTAGGATCATCTTGCACTGAAGGAGTCGGATTAACTCTTCTGATGGGCAGCAAATATATTCCTACCTATTATGATTCCATCAATATAAATTACAAGAATATGTCTCAGGTGGCAGAACCTGGAAAGTGTGGATATTTGGATGATTGCCCTCCAAGAGATGTTTTTAATTGCACTATATGTGGAAGTTTAACAGTTGATTCTAACAATATTCCTGTTTCATATCCTGATAATAACTGGAAAACATGTAGAGATACAATAAGGACTATTCCTTCAAACACTGTAAACGAACCACCACTTATGCCAAGACACACTTGTGCTTGCGGATGGCCAGATGAACAAAATCTGACTAGTCCTTGTGATATTGCTGGTCAACTTTATGATGCTGCAACCGATTTAGTTAAAGATATACTGAGCACTATTGGCGGCGGAATTACAACAAATCAATAAAAAGGACTCAAAATGCACTCAAACAGAATTGAACACTTTCTGTACGCAAACACAATTCCAACCGAACTTAACTATCAAACCGATATTTTAAGATCTTTAGTGTATACTGATGGAATATGATATTGCCTGAATATTTACAACAAATAACAGATGAAATCGTTTCGCACATTTTTAAACGAGCAAAGCGACCCAAAATGTTTGGAGCAATCCAAATTTGTTTGGCGTGGTGCTGTTAAAGAGAGTGCTATCTGTAATTTTAAAAATGGGATTGTGTGGCAGGGAGCCATTCAATCTGTTCCGCTTTTCAATATTAAAGGTGGAATAATGTGGGAAGGAGCCTTGCAAGCCAAGGCTATCGGTAACTTTAAAGGCGGCATCCTTTGGGCAGGCATGATTCAACAAACTCCGCTATGCAACATGCGCGAAGGAGTTGTATGGCAAGGAGCGGTTCAAGCAAAGGCTGTTGCCAACTACGGCATACAGATTGGTCAAGCAAACGAGTGCGGTTCTGAAAGTCTGTTCTTGTGGAAAGATATGGTTAGAAGTGTTGCGTTCTTTAATTCTAACACTAAACTTAGCAACCACATGAAAATGGCTTTAGTGTATTGGTTCTTGATGCGAACAACCAAGTCTACAAATAAAAAAGCAGCCTCGGCGGTTAAGCCAAAGGCTGCTGTTTCAAAGCCAAAGTCTAAATCGACTCAAGCATCCAAAGCGTAATAATTCGTCGTTTTGCTTGGCGAGTTGTTGATGAAGTTTTCAATACCTTGCATGATTTCATAAAACTTCTGCTTGTCTGAAACCATCTCCTGCTCCGTCAGGTCTTCGGTAAGAATGCGAGGAGTGGTGAAATCTGGAAGTGCGGTATCTACACCTATATTCCAATTCCTGCTTCCCCATTGCAAACGAGGAGGCTGACTCTTCATGTCTTCAGGATGAGAAACTCGCTTAACCCTGTTCCATTGGTTTTCATCCCAACTGTTGTGAGAAGTCAACTCTCCGAATGTGCGAGTAGAAACATCGGGTGAGTGCGCCCACACGCGAGCGTAAACCTGCTCCCAAATTACACGAGCCAAGTCGGGAGTAATCAGAAGAAACTGACAACCGTTCACCGAGATGCCCTTGCCTCTGCTGTAATCTTCTTCAAACATCTTGAACAAGCGGTTGTTCATGTTCGCTTCATGGGTAGCCATGTTCCACGAGTCGCTTGGGTCTGCATCAATCTTGTGAAGCACACTTAAAGGAGCCAACGGCTTATGGTCGGAAAGCATGGGTGTGCCGAACACACCCTCTAATTCCCGAATTTCCATCGGATACCAACAGTTTGTCCCGTTGCTGCCAAGCCCACGCGGAGCAGCACCAAGCCACTCACGAGCAAACAGGGCAACGCAATGTGGGCGGTTGGACTTCAATCTCCAAAAGTGAAGTTCCACAATGTTGTGCTGCTGCAAACCGTTGAACAGAATGGTGTGCTTGTTCACTACAGGAACGCCGTGAATCTTGGATAGTGTCATGGTGTCGTCACGCATTTTCATTTCCTTTTAACGCTGGATATCGGTCTTGGATTCGTCCCATTGTTTCCGATAAATCTTTTCCTTCCCGGAACGCTTGCATCATGTCCATCAGAAAAATGGTGTTGTGTTCGTTGCCTGCAATCAACACTTCATCAAACAAGAGATAGAACATCTCTCTAGTTTGTTCTGCGGTGACTGCGTATTCCTTGCCTTCATGCCGGTAAATCCAAAGTGGAGAGGTCATAATTAAATTCCTAGTTCCTTTCGGATGAGTTCCTTGTTTTCATTCGTTGGATTGTAGAAGCAGTGCTGAAGGTGCGGAGGAAGAATTCTACAAATCCAACCAGTAGGGTCAGTCTGGTCGTAGTGCCGAAGCATCTGTTCCCAATCTGCACGAGCCATTGGTAAATCTTCAAACTGCTTTGTGCCGTAAGAGGTGCGACTGCCTGCCTCAAAGTCTCGCACCCATACCGAATCGCCGGGACGCAATACCTTGTATGTTGAGTCATGCAGGTCAAGCGGAATAAGGTATTCACGCATCCACATTTGACCAGTTAAACGATTGAAGCACAGCAGACAGTAAACCGAGAACGGGGCCTTCACATCGGTGGCATTACTCGACATCGAGAATTGCTCCCATGTTAACGAGCCTATCCCATTGCTTGCGAGCATTTTCAACCGTCAATTCAATGGTGTTGATGCACTTGTCTTTAAAAAAGTGACAGCACATTACATTTCGTGGGTCGGTTTTAACAAGAGTGAAACTCCAAGTTTCTTTCTCATATAGGTGATGAGTCATCACCAAACGATGAGTGATAAACTTTTCCTTGTTGGTCTGATTGGTTTCCCATTTAGCCCAATTCATGCTCCACCTTCTTCCGCAAAGATTTGACCTCGTTCGTGAAGTTCAGAAAGACGCAGAATGGGATGAGCAAGCGCGTCACGAAAACGATTGAGTGATTCGTGCAATCCTTCAATGGTATCTCCCAACACACTTGCAAAGTGCGGAGAGACCGCAGTAAGGATTCCGTTTTCATACCCTGCTTCGTGAATTGCGAAGTATTCGTTCTCGGGGTCGGTGTCGTGGTGAACCACGCGATGATTCCATGTGAATTCCATTTTCAATTTTCCTTACTTGGTGGGAGTATACGATTGGTCGCCACGACGCTCGGTTTTCTGAATGAGATACCTACCGTTCTGCTTGGTGATATAGTGTTCCCACAGTTGACGAGCGTTTTCCACAGTGCCAGTCCAAGTGCTGAGAATCTTGCCAGGCTCACCGTTGGTGTCTGCCCGAACCAAGACTCGGCACTGATGAACATGCTTGAAAGGTTTGGTGTGAACCACAAACTGCACCCATTCCTGTCGCTTGTAGCCGCCGTAGTCATCTTCAACCAACAGCCAATAGTGAATCACTTCCCAATTCATTTTCAGTCTTCTCCTCGCCAGTTTCTGGCCCAAACTTCTTCTCGGTAATCCTCAAGCCCCTTAACCTCTTCACGAAGGCTTTCAATCTCCATCGCGGCTCGGTCAAGCAGCCACTCAATACCCTTCTTCCCGCTGAACCATGCAGCGGCTTCACGCAAGTCCTTCACAATATCAGGAGTCTCCTGAACGGGAGTCTTGCGAACAGTCTTCTTCTTGGTCTTCTTGGTTTTCATTTTTTCTTTCAGTAAAGGTTCGGATAGTTTGGATTGTCTTTCAAGGTTTCGTTCATCACTTGAATCATTGCTCGCATGCGTGTGTCATCGTTTGAAAATTGGTTGGAGTAGTAAATGCCCCAAACAGTTCGCATCGCTTGACGCAACCGCAGTATTTCACTGCCCGCAGCACACGAAAGTTCATCGCTGCGACGAAACAGTTCGTCCACGATGTCTCGCTTGAATGATGCAGAGGTTGTCATCACAGTCCTGCTTTCTTACGAATCTCTTCCAACGAAATCGGCGTGTAGTTGATTCGTTCCACACACACCGAAAAGTAACGAGGGTCTTCCGCCTGACATGCTCGCATCGGCTCCTCGGGGTCATCGTGCATTTCCATCACGGCTTCCGCGTGAAGATGAGCATGAATGTTCAGCCACCATCCACCAGTCCGATGCCGATACAAGGAATTCGGATGCAGCGGAATGTGCGAAAGAATCTCCTTGTCCATTCTGTGATACGCACGAATATCCTTGAAATACTTCAGGTATTCGCCTGGCTTCAGAATGTCGTGATTGCCCTTGATAAGAATCTTGGAACCGTTAAGAGAACCAAGAATTTTCAAAGCCTGATTCGTGAATGCAACATCACCCATCACATACACCTTATCAGCAGAACGCACCGTAGCGTTCCACCGTTCTGCCATCACCGCATCTCCCTCGGCGGCATTCGCAAACGGGCGAACTCGCTCACCGTTTGAACGAGTGAAGCGGTAAATGTTGTCGTGCCCGAAGTGCGGACAACCGATGAAGAAGGTGTTAGCCATTATCGCTGCCCACCAATCTCCATCGTGAGGTTTGAGGGGGAAACGCGAGCATGCGGATTCGGCGTATCACCGATGGGAGGATATCGCATCAGCAGAGCAAGCATCTGCTTGGTGCGCTCGTCGCACAGTCTGTCTGCCTGCTTGGAATCCTCAATAAGATTGTTGAGAATCTGCTGGTCGGCATCGTTCGGCACATACTCCACATTCGCGGGATTGATGAAACCCACATCCGTGAACTTGCCGTTAGCATCACGCTTGTCCGACCAAGCAAGACCGATGGCAGGGCCGAAGCGAGTCTTGCCGTCCCAAAACATCATGCCCACCTTGCCGTGCGGATACTTGCGACCCGCATTCACGCGCCACTTGGAACCCTTCACAGGCTTAGGAGACACCGTTTCCTCCCAACTCTTGCGAAGTTGAGCAAGATAGTTTTCCTTGAAGTTTTTGCCCATCGCGGCAGCAGTCTGCACCGCCCACACAGTCTTCCACCACACGAGAAATTCGGCTCGCTCCTTCACGGAAGCATCGCACTGAAACGCGGTGCTGGAAACATGATGACCGCGAACAGGCGTGTAGCCGTAGCGTCGCTGCTCGTGGCACTGCACCATGATGGGAAGGAAACGCACCATCTCGGTGGCGTTCGGGTCGGGGTTTCGCAGCCACGCATACAGCATGCAGCACATGCTGGTGGTATCGTCCGCGTAGAGCGGAATCATGCCCCACCAATCTGTGAGACAGCACACCTTGCCCTTGTAACGCTCAAACAGATCCTGCGTGTGCGGATTCCATCCCGACTCCAACAGCAGTTCCGCGTTGTCGGAATGGTAGAACAGCGGAGCCGTGGACACGGGCGTGACATCGGCGGGCAGGAGAGTGGCGAGAGAGTAGGGCGGCAATGTAGTTGTGGTCATCCCTCAATTTTAGCATAAAAACGGGGCCCTGTCAAGCCGTAGGGCCGCCGAATCGCCATTTTTTATTATCGGACGCACACCCAAAAGGACCGGGTTTCCTGCGGGTTTTTGGGGGGTTTTGGAGCCGCTAGCCGCCTCTCTGGCGCGTTCGCAGGTCGGGCCCCACCCTACGGGCATCCCCACGGGGCCACCCCTCCACGGGGCCTAAAGTTATCGGACTTACCAGGTGTAACGCATTTCGGTGGGCTGTAGGCCGAACTTATCCAAGAACGAACCTAATCCAAGTCCACGAATTGCTCGACTTAAAATTGCCGCAAAGATTGAAACTACTTTACGCAAAGCCTCAACAAACTTTTTAAATCCTTCTTTAACATATTGATAACCTTTCATGCCTGCGTTAACCACATTTTGTTTTGCGGTTTTCAACCAATCGCCCAATCCTTCATTGAAACATTGCATGTAGTATTCGTAGTTCTGTTCCAACATCATGCCGTCGAACGCTTCATCTAGTTCGCCTGCATCTCCTGCTTTCTGAGCGAAGTCTAATCGGAACGCAATGCCACGAGAACCGCCACCGCTCTTGCTGCTCTTTCTTCCACGGTCACGCAAACCGAACTTGAAGCGAGGCAACATGTGGTCAATGAATTCGTCTGCATCCATAAACTTAATGCTGCCGTCATCAAACCATTCCAAGAAGTGAGTGGCTATAAAGTCAGGTTTGTTAAATCGTTTTTCACCTGTCGCAAACTCACGAAGTAGTTTCTTGCGATTCTCATTTTTCAACATGAACTTGGTCATTTCAATTGTTATCTTTTCACGAACTCCAATCAAATCCAAGAATTCGTTTATCTGTTCTAGTTCGCGGTCGAACGGAACTCCTGTTCCACTCTTCAAGCCAGTGACCACACTTATCAGGCGGTCAAATTCATCTTTACCATATTTGGTTTCAAACTTCTTGCGAGTCTGCTTGTAGACTGTTTCGTTACCGGTTTGAATAATAATGTTAGAAATGGTTTTAGCAATTTCTGCACCTTCTGTTTTTCCAAAGGTTGCGTTAAGCACCGCGTAGATTTCGTTGGTTTGTGCGGAAGCAATTTGTGCTGCTGCTCCGTTTTTAACCGAGGAGCAATACTTTTTGCCGCTCTGATTTAAGAACACAATATCGGTTTTTGGTTCGCCACTCTTAATACTCTTGCCTGGCCCACCTTCCGTGTATGCAGCAGTAATTACCGAAGTGGGTGCTCGCCCTGCCATCTGCCAAGCCAAGCGAGGCTTGCCAATCTTTTTAACCAACTCTTTAACGCAAGACTTAGCCGCAACTTCCGCTGCTTTGCTTTGATACTTTAGTCCGGTAGCACGACTTTTTCCTTCGCTTGAAATTTCATTGAACGCCTTCGTCAAGTCCATTTCAAATTTGGTGGAATTGATAGACTCTGTTAGGTAGAGTTCTCCAAGTAGTCCGGTTAAAGTCTTCATATCGGTATTTATTCTTTCTGCGTGATTATGCCAATATTGATACTAGTGCGTTAAATGCTTTTTCTGTGGCATCAACGCTTGTGAAGAACTTTCGGAAGTGACGCATGAATATTGCTTTATCTTCCTTCTTCCAATCCCAAACGGTTGTGTGCTCATCCGAATTGCTCCATTCTGGATCTTCCCCGTATCCTCCTGGCGCGTTCTGCATCATGGCAACAAATCCTCTCAAAGGCACATAAACCTTGCAACGAATCGGCTTATTACTTAAGCGAAGCACTTCCTCTTCATCATCAACGCTTCCCATTACTGCATTAAGTATATCGCTGCTTGCTTTGCCGTCAAACAGAGTTTCTTGTTTGGTTAACTGTGCTTCCATGACTGCCATAACGCGAGACTTGTTGGTGCGTTCACGAACATATTTTACCGATATTTTACCAAATGTTTCGGCAACTCTAAATGTTGTTGACCATGATTGTCCTTCATACCTAGAACTGTAGGTCATATCTCCAATCAGGTAAGTGCTGCTGCCAGTAAATGCAACATCTTTAAACTTCACTCCCTTAAAGTCAACCATACCTAATGTGGTTCCGCGATACGCTTCACCATCATACCAAGTCCAAGAAGCACGAGACGGACAAGCAAGCAATTTTTTCAATGCTAGTTTTACTGAATTCATGTCACTTTGCGAACGATTTGAATCTATAGAAACTTTGAAATGCTCTCCGATATTTACTGCTGCCATCCAAATTTCTTTTGTTAGATTTGGTGCAGCAGGCGCAAACTTTTTGCGATACTCTTCGTATGCAACTCTTATTTTCAAGGTTTCAATCATCGCGTAATCGTAACGAACCGTTTCAAATCTTTCGTAACAGAAATACACCAACTCCTTTAACGGTCTAACCATAGGTTGACGCAGCCACCAGCAGATGCCTTCGTTTGGAGCCTCTTGAAGATAGTTGGTGAAATCTTTCATACGGAATATTTACTTACCTTTTTCTCAAAGTGTTTCCACAAGTTGCTTGTGCTCATTCGTTTTAACGCATCTTCTCCGGTAATTTTAGCAAGACGAGTTTTGAATGTTTTAATATCTCTTTCGTCTGCATTCCCTATACTGAAATCTACTAGACTACCCCATGCGCTCCATAGGGAAACATAAGCACGAACCTGTATTGGTGTGTTGCTTACACGAAGAATTTCTTTCTCTTCGGTGTGAGCAGATATCTGACGAATCACATCAGGTGTTAAGAAAGTTTCTTGTCGTTTAACACGATGCTCAATTATGATTTGGATGGCATCTTCAGTAAAAGAAGGTATTGTGTAGTTTGTAAATTGTTGTGCCACCCTAAACTCGTAACTCCACGATTGAATCGGATGCTCTGATTTATAAGTTCCCGTCGCCACAAGATATTCCACACCGTTAAATTCAACCAATTCTCCTGTAAACTTAAATTTCTCGGCAAGATAACGAGAAGTCTTATTAAGCCCACGCCAAACTGGTATGCCATCAAACGAGTAAGTCCAGTTTGCACGATTCTTACATTTACACATTTCAAGTATAGCATCGTGAACACTAGGTTTTCTTATGCTTGAATCAAAATAATAAATCAACGCGCTTGAGTATTTTTTCAGTGAACCCATACCAGAAGAAACAGGATGTTTAGCCATATCTACAAACGCTTCTTCTGTTGGCTGAGACAGCAATTCACAGATGGTTGGCCCCTTTGTCGTTTTGGTGGCTTCTTGAAGATAGTCTATGAAATCTTTCATGTTAACTTCTCGTTTGTGTTCACAGTAATCTTACCGTTATCCCATCGTGCTGTCCACTTTGCGGTTTTAACAAGCGAGTCCCAAATCTTTCTGGCTTCGCGTGTGTAGATGTTTGAGCGTTTCGGGTCTGTCCACTTTCCTGTTGAAGGCGAATACCAATACGCAATTTGATATTCGGTAATGGTATTCTTGTCATCGGTAAGATGTCCGAAAATTCTATACGGGTATATGCCGTTCGTCGTTTTGCCTTGGTATTTTGCAGTAACTTTCTCAGGCTCTGCAATGATATGCAACACTTCAGGTATACTGCCATAACCCTTCTTCAATGTTTCAACTATACTTTCCACATTCCACTTTGCGTTTTTAATTTCACGGTCTGTCATCTCGGTGATAGGTTTACGCATGTGTGAAGTCAAGTCAAGCATCACCACCGTAGGATTAATGCCGTTCATAAACGCAATATCCATTCGCGTGTTGCCTGCAAGAACTCGCATATCTCCTTTAGGAAACTTCACCACGATAGGCATGTCTACCGGCTTGCCTGCCTTTATAAGTTTCTCTAAATCTTTAAGTGTATCTTCATTTCTAAACTTTGGAAACGAACGATATCCTGAGATAAGGTCTAGTAGTTCTTCCATGTCTCGGGTGCGACTGCGATTGTGAATCTTACGGTCGGTAGCAGAATCAATCTGCATCGTGGGAGCAGACTTTACCGCTTTCAGAAACTCTGCTTCGGTTGGAAAAATGTTTCTAGGCAACTCGTGAATCAGATGCTTTAGATACTCAATCTGATATTCTTTGCGAATGCTAGCATCGCTTGGGCGAACCCAATTGCCGCGTTTCGCTTCACTCAAAACTTCTCGTAGTTGCCAGTAGTCTTTCATATTATTTTTCTCGCAACAAAGTCTTGTAAATATACGCTACTGCTTCACTATCATTACGAACTGCTGATACGAGAGTTCCTTTGGTGAGAATAAACTTCGCTTTAATTGGAGCATTAGATACACGAATCACTTCCTCTTCAGAAGAACCAATTCCAGCACGAGCCGCCAATTTTCTTGAAGCCCGTTCACTAAGCATGCGCTGCTCTATAGGAACCTCTGCGGAAACTATCACAGGAGCAGAACCAGATACTTTTCCGGTTCCAGGCTTAGGCATTACTCCTCCTGAAATTCCTGAGATGTGTAACTCGGCTTCAGGAGAACCACTACCACCAGAGCCAGCCCCTCTTGCAAAATTTTTAGCGACAGCAATACTTCTTGTCCAAGATTGTGCTCCAAGTCTGCTCTGATAGATTCCCTCGGCGTGTAAGTCGTTTCCGACTCGTTTCCACCTTAACTCTTTAAGTTTATCCCAAGACATAGTTTTGCCGCGATATAAAGTTCCCTTGAAATCTGCCTTTGTCCAATCGCCTCGTGTTGGACACGCTTGTATTGCTTTAAACACTCCTAGCACCGAGGCTTTACCGCGACCCATTAAATCGGAACCAAACCAATCATTAAATGCTGTTTCAATTTTAACGGCTACAGATTCAAGCGTTTTCATTCCGTCTAAAATCCACGCATCTAATAACTCTTTAGTATTATCGTTCCAAAGATATGAGTCTTTAAGTCCGTCAATCACATACACCATGTCATCAAGAGATAAACTCACGAAGTCGCATATGGTGACACCTGAGAAATTGGGAAATCCTAAATTATCCTTTTTGCCTTTACTTAACTTGGTAAATATCTTTTTGTCTTCTGGGTCAAATTGGTAATCACTAGGATTGAGTTTTTTTGGTTTACTTGAGTTACCCGATTTACTTGAGTTCTTGTCAAGTCCGTATTCTCGTATAATTGTTTCAGCCCATAATTCGCTCCATTCCGCCCCGCCTGTTATCCCGCCTGGAGTCCAGCCACCCCGAAGTTTTTTAGCCAAGGCTGCATCTCCTCCAAACTTTCTACTCCATTCTTTCCAGTATGCATCCCAAGACTCGTTTACGAGTTTGCTTGAACCCTTCAACTCTTCTCGTAGTTGCCAGTAGTCTTTCATGTTCACTTCCTCTTACCAATGATATTGAAGATGTGGTCAATCTGCTCATCGTTGTGGGTTACAGTTTCTAACATTCCTCGTGTAACCGTAAACTTTGCTCGGATAGGTTCTGTGGAAACACGAAGCACTTCCTTTTCGTTTAATCCGTGGTGTCCTAACGCTGCTTGAATTTTATCAATCATATAAGGATTAAACATGCAATCTTTCGCTGGAATGTTGGCTTGAATAATCACAGGAAGAAATCCTGTTATATTTCTTCCGTATACCTCTTCCTCTCTTGCATCACTCCAACCTGTTGGTATTTCTAAATCCATATCACTCATAGCACCTTCATTCCCTGCGGCAAATTTTTTTGCTACCTTTGGGTCTATGGTCCACGATTGCATTGCTAGTTTGCTTTGATAGATTGCGGTGCATTCTAGATTCTTACCTACAAGTCGCCACGGCATACTCTTGAATTTATCCCAAGAAATTCGTTTGCCGCGATACAGGATTCCGCCTGAGAATCGTGCCCAATCGCCTCGTGTGGAACACGCTTTAATATCACGGAACACTTGCACCACTGAAGACTTGCCGCCACCCATCAAAACATCTCCGAACGCATCCTCAAACGCTTGTCGTATTCTGTCCGTCATTCCTGTGAGAGCATTCCAACCGCGAACCTTGTAATCCGAGTAGTTTACGAAATTATCGGTTTGTTCTTTAGAACCTTCTCCGTCTGTAGCCTTAAGCATCCGACAAAAATCTTCAAGGTTTAGAGAAATCAAATCACAGAAAGTTACGCCGGTAAAATCAGGAATGCCATTCTCATCTCGCTTGCCTTTGCTAACCTTAAGCAATATCTTTTCATCGGTGGGATGAAATCCTTTAACATCATATTCGCGCTTCAGTTTAATTTTCTGAGCGGCGGTTAGATCTTCGCGTAGATACCAGTAGTCTTTCATGTGATGATATAATTTTCCGCTTCGGCTCTTGTTTTAAGCATCTTAAATGTTCTTGATTGACGAGCACTGTTGGGCGCATACAACTCTAGTTGAATTTTCATCTCGCCAGGTATCGTGGCAAGAATTTCACGAACCGCCAATCTTGCGGCAAGTTTACTTGTGCCTTCTAAAGATATCCAAGAGTCGGAGTGCCGTCTTCCGTAAACTTTAAACCAGCCTTTATCGTAAACTCGTCGTTGCAGCGGAAAGCAAAGATCTATAACTTCATTTTGAATGAGTTCTTTAATATGATGAGGTTCTAGTTTTTCGCCGTCCTCAAGATCGAATTTTGATTCAAAATACTCTGTGTCGAAATGCGATTTGTTTTTAAGGTATTCGTCTAACCCTTGCTCCATTTCACTGTTTGAGATACCGAATCGCTGCGGTTTATTTACAATCTGTGTGGTATGATATCCGTCGCTATCATGGAAGAAAGTGAACCATTGATTAGAGGCATGCCACCAGCCTGCACGATCTTTATCCCACGGAAACGGAGTCCGAGTGGGCTTTGCTATGCCAAGTTTTTTTAATCGTTCAAGTTTTTTTAGAGCCGCTGCATCTCTACGCTGTGCGGCTGCAATCATGGCTTGACCGCGTGGACTGCGCTCAAACTTTAAACGCAACTCGCGCTCGCGTGGAGTTTCCACATGCCCGCCTCGTGGTTCAAATGCGTTCGGGTTGGTGTAGATGCCCAACAGTTCATCTAGTTGTCGTAATTCGGTTAACAGTTCAGATAAGGTTTTCATAAGATTACTCCCACAACATATCGTCGCCGCGATCTAGCATTACACGACGAGTCGCTTTATCTAGCACCTGCAAGCCTGTGCCTGCGGCTTTCAGTTCCACTTCTTTACCGCTCATGCTTAGGTAAGTTTCGCGTCCCATCTTCATGGCTTTCCGGATGAACATGCTTTGCGGGCTACCATCAAGTTTTTTTCCCATGATCTCAATTTTAATCCCTACCGGCTTGATGCTGAGAGTCAAGATCATATCTTTCGCGGTATCAATTGCAGCCTTGGTCATTTGTCGGGTAGCCGACCATGCTTTCGCGTTTCGCTTAGGAATAAGATTACCCATCGCATCAGTTTTGCGAGCCTTGAGTGGCTTCTGCGAGCCTACGAATCTTTGAGGATCATCTAGATTAACTCCGTAACCGATTGTACCTAAACCTGGTCCCTTGGGGAACTTTGGTTTCTCGGTCAGCAAACTTAAAACCATTTCCGCGTTTTCTAAAATCTCTCGGTAGTTACGCATACGCCCGATCCTCCTGATTTAATTATTTAGGGTTTTTTGTGGCGTGAAACGGAACACCTTCGCCAAACCACGCTAATTTAACATTAGTCATTTCAGGTCGGGGAGACGGCATATCGTAGAGTCTTGCTTGCAGGTCTCCGCTTATTCTGCGAGCGATACCGTTATAAATCACAGTCCTAACAGGTCGAGCGTTTGTTTTGGTTCCCCAGAAGATTCCTTGCGGTTTTTTTCTAGCCGTAAACGATTTCACAATTTCAATAATTGTACCAAAGATGCGTGTGGTGTGTGCAGTATTGTCCGCACCAATATCATCGTCTGTGCCTTTATCAAAGCCTGAGCCGTCGGTATCAATATAGGTGGCAAAGCCGAGTTCCCATAAAGACTCAAACATCGGCAGAGTTATTTTAGGTTTAATTTCCGCTGAGAAATTTGCTCTGGCTAAACTACGATTGATTCTTCGCATGCCTTCATAGGCCATTGTGCCGTGATGTTGCGTGAATGTAACCACTATTCGCTGTCTGATGCCAGGATTAGATTTTCTGTAATCTTGCAGCATGCGATCTGTGGTAGCAATTGATCTTGGCACGCCAGGAGTAAACGATGGGCCAGGATCGGGTATCCAACGATCTGTTCCTGCGAGTCTTACCGCGTCAAATCTATAGTCTTCCTCATTCCCACCTGAAACGAAAAGCCGCCACGGATAAGATCGTTCAAAGATTTCTGTAATATACGAATCAAAGTATTTCACTGAGAGTATTTAGAAAAAACAAACCTCCTCGCGGAGGGGTGTTTTCAAAAGTTAAATTCAGGCGAATGTAGATGTTGGTGGTACAGTTGGGTATTGGATGCGACGAATACAGTCTCCGCGCTGACTCAGAATTATAATACATTGTTTGTCATAGTATACACTTAACTTACCCAATTCGTCAATGTGCTTATCTTTTGCTGTTTGTGTACATTCTTTATACTCCTGTTCACATTTCGCATTACGCGCAGCATCTCCCGCTGGGTCATAAAGAGGTATTGGGTTTGGGTTTATGCATGCATCGCGCTTTGAATCACACTGACTCAACCTGAAATTCAAAACCTCATCTATCGGTGCTCTTTTTTCAGCAATTTCCTTGTCTAATGCTTTTAATGCTGCTTTGTATATATCATAACACATCTGAATGTTATAGTTGGTTTCTCCACTGCCGCGTCTGTATCCTCCTGGGCGGTTGATTCCGAGGATACCACCAGCAACAAGATAGTTGTATTTTTGATTTTCATTACTATCTTGGTTTGATAATGCCATTGATTTCCCCTAAGAGTTGAATACAAATTCGTTACCGATATTTATGAAAAACTTAAATTCAACCTGTTTTCAGGGGGGTTTGGGCCCCGCGTGTTGTAGGCGATTTTTGGGAAACTGAAATGTTTTAAGTTTTGGGGGGTGGGGGCCGACTTTTCTACGCGGACGCGATAATTTTTTTTCCACTCTGCCCTTGCTTGGATGGGAACCCATGCGTTCCAAAACTAAAGTAGGGGGCCGTTTTTTCTGGCGGAAAACAAAAAAACCTCGCCATTGCTGACGAGGTTTCGTGGAAATCTATTCAGTTGTTCAGAACGGTGGCTTTAGATCGTTCACATCATCAGGATCTTCAGGTAAATCCTTGTCGTCAATGTCATCCACCATACCCTGCTCGTACAGTTCCTTGTCCTTAGGCGACAATCCGTTGATCTGCTTGTTGATATCGAAAATCAATCGCTCAAGATCAGCAAGGAAATCATTCGACTTGCTCATATCCGTCTGAAACGGAAAGAAAAATACTTCATTAATGAATTGCTTCGGCTTGGATTCAACAATCTTGCCCTTGAAAATCTTGCCAGTACTCTCAGAGTAAATGGTTTCAATCTCTTCAGGAGTCTTCGCCTTCACAATACGAGCCGTGGCCTCCATCATGCACTTATCAGTGTTAGACATCGGCACATTGGCTCGCTGTAGAGCAACACTCAGATGATCATGGCTGAGACAAACCTGATACAGTTTGCTAGACAAGATTTTATTTTGCATTTCAAGACGACGCAAACGCTTTTCTAAATTCATTTTTGGGTTCCTTTCAAACAGTTCCACGGGCGATACCAGCACCGGTGCTGATTTTCCATTCGCCCGAATCAATCCATCGCAAGCCTTCTGCCATAGCCGCATCCTCGGCTTCGGTTGTCCATTCCTCGTCGCGGCAGAACCATCTAACGAGAAAGTATTTATGATCTTCCTCGTGATGACGGTCAATTGTGGTGAAGAATCGAGCCGCCTTTAACTGCTCCGATTCCGCTACCACACGCACCGTAGAGCCCTCACCATATGGCGAGTAAATCAAGATCCCGTCTGTCCACGACTGCACGGCTAGGGTTTCGTCGGGTGAGTCCACGCCAAACACCCACAGGTTCGGTTGCGGATTCCACACCTGAACCCAACGAACCGGCACAGGATTCGGCTTATCGTTTTGAATTCTCAACTTAATCAAGCCGTCACCTTCGCCTTCTTGCCGTCCGCCTTGGCAATCAGATCCACGAGGCGGGTGCAGAGCAGACGATTGTTGCCCGCCTTCTCAAGACTAGCCTCGAAAGCCTTCTTCAGGTTCGCCTTGCTGGCATCACCTGCAATCAGCGAACCGAACGGGTCGCTCTCGTCCACACGAGGATTCGGCACAGCGAACCAAGCGGTGTAACCGTGAACGCCCTCAGCGCACAGGAAGCCGTCACGACGGCTCTGCTCCAAGCACTTATCCTGCTGTTCCGCCTTCAGACCCGAGTAACGCAGCAGCGACTTGAAATCGCGCTTCGGCGTGATGGAGATACCCACCGAGCGAAGACCCGGAACACGCACCGAGAGCAGACTCAGCAGAGCCTTCAGACCGCTGCTGCTATGACAACGAGCGCAACGAGCGGTAGCACCCGTCACAGGATCTCGCAACTCGTAGCCGCTCGCATAGTCGGAACCCTTGGCGTGAGTAACAGGCGCATCATAATGATCGTCGCCCCACGAAGTCTTCTGACCGGTCGGGCGACCTGAGGCGTGAACATAATCGCTAGCCTCGCCGTCCGTCAGGGTGACGAAGTGAACAATCTGAAGTCCGTTCTGACGCTTGAACTGCTCAACCAGATCAAGAGCCGCAGCCGTAGCCGCCACGGTGGGAGTGCTGTTCAAAGCAAACAACCGCGTCGTCTGACGATACTGCTCGTCGCTGCCCCACTGACCATTGCTGTTGCTCATGGCGGTGTAATCGTGACGCGCACCCCACACGGCAAGCAGACCGCCCGCCGTGGTGCGCCAATCGCGGTCGCTGAGACCCTTGGTGGAGATCAGGTGAACAAGACGCATGCCGCCATCAAGGGTGGCACGGTTGGTATCGCTGTCACGATGCACCCACGGCGAAGAGACCTGACCGTTCACACAGCCCTGCCACTTGTGACCGATGCCGTCCGAGAAACCGTAAACATCGCACGGAATGTTGCTACGACGACACCAAGCCGCAAGCATCAGCATCTGACGAATGGTTTCCGACATGATGGCACTCATGCTGCCCGAGAAGTCCACGAACACCACAATACCGTGACTCTGACCGTTACGCACCGTGGCGTTCTGAAGGAAGATGTCATCGGAAATCTTGTAACTCCACAGACGATTCACATCAATCGTGCCGGTATCCGACACCGAGGTGCGGCTAGCAGCATCCGCCGCCATACGACGCAGAAACTCCTGCTGCATGATGCTGACATCACGACGGCTCTTGCTCTCCCACTCAGCGAGCAGGCTAGCACCATTGCAATTGGTGAAATACTTGGTGAGCGCAGGCAGCACATGCTCGCGGAAATCAATCACGCCACGCTGCGAATCGAAACGCGGCAGAGTGAGCGGCGTGTAGTGGGTCGCCTTGGTGTCGCGGAACTCGTTGCTCACCGACTGCATGAAGTTGTCGGTCTGAGCCGCAGTCGGATCACGCTCAGTCTTCTGAGCCTCACCTTCGCTCTTCGCAGACTCGTTACCTGAAGCCGCCGCGTTACCGCTCTGCGGCTTGTCGGACTTGCTCTGCTCGTCGCCCTTGGCATCCGAATTGTCCTGCTTGCTCTCGCCCTGCTCGCCGGTATCCACATCACGCTGTCCCTGCGGCTCGCGGGTGCTGCTGCCAGGCTGCTGCTGTTCCTGCGGCTCGCCCTGCTGACCCTCGCCGTCGCCCTGACCGGCACTCTGCTGAGGCTCCTGCTGCTCCTGCGGCTCCGAGTTCTCCTGCTCTCGCTGCATCTCCCAAATGCGACGGCTCAGGTCGATCACATCATCCCAAGTCTTGGTTCGCTCCACTTCCTGCACGAGCGGAAGTTCCTCAGCGGTGAACGGAACCTTGCACCACGCACCAAACTTGTAGTGCATGTTGACACGATCAATCAGACGCATCTTGTCCACGAACTTGAACTGTTCCACGAACAGCGGGTGATCCATCAGTTCCTTGTAGGCGTTGAAGAACGAACGACGCAGACCCGGCAGGCGAGCCTTCATCAGACGCTCAATTCGCGCATCCTCCACAATGTTGAGAAAGGTCTTCGCAGCGGTCGAGCCGTTGCGAGGATCCACCTTGCGAATCGCATCCACAAGGGGCTGAGTGCCCGCAGGAGTGAACAGAGCGTGACCCGTTTCGTGACCGGCGAGCATATCGTAAAGATCGTTGCTCATGCCCTTCCAACACGGAAACACCAGAGTGCGGCTCGTGCTGTCGAAATACGCGGTCTGTGCGCTCGGCACATGCTCCACGGTGAGGTTTTCAGTAGCCATCATGCGAGCGAGGACGGCCTTGGAGTCGAGAACGGTGCGAGAGAGAGTAGATGTGGTCATATGCTTAATTATAGCCTAAAACAGGGGTTATGGCAAGTCTATAGGGCGAAAAACGGGGGCCAAAATGCCCATTTTTTCAAATTTTTACCTAAAGTCCGATAATTATGGCCCCGTTTTTAGCCTTTAAAAAGGGCCTTTAACGAATCACCAGGTGCTTTAATCCAAGGTTTTCTTTTCAAGATTTAACCTTGAATCTTGAATTTGCGAGCGTGAACGACAACAACATCAGCCAGCAGCAACCAGCGAACACAGAGAATTCAAGTTAACTTTCAACCTGTAAAAAGAACAACCCCTTGGATATGAAAGAGATCCAAGGGGAGTTCCAAAGGGGGAATCAGGATGTGAACTGCGAGGTGTGGTGGGCCGCCACAGGATTAATTTCAAAAATTAGCCCACCACACCCCCACAGGTTAATCACCCACTCAGGCCGAGTAGGTGTAGTAGTTCGGGTAACCAGCGCGGCGCAGCGTGTTGCGACGGAACGAGGCGCGGTGAGCCGACTTCTCCTTCAGCGAGACCTTCTGGTCCCAATCGAAGGTGCGAATCTCGCCACACTCAAAGCGAACGCGCACAGTGCCCTTGCTCTCGTTGCGAGTGATGCTCTCAACGAACAGGCTCGGCTCGCCACGCAGAAGGAACTCATCGCCCTCCAGCATGTTCTGAGCAGCCACACGGATGCGGTTAGAGATGCGAATGTTACGACCGTTAGTAGTCATGGTTGCAGGCATAGTGAAATCTCCTAAGTAGGAATGCGCGAGTTGTTACATTAACTCGCTAGGTTTTGAAAATCCTGCACACACCGTTAAGTGGATGCAAGAGAGTGCAGCAGGAACTTACAATATAGTTCAGGTGTTTCGCATCATGCCGCTGAGTGCTACTTTGCCTGCTAATTTAATCGTCGGTGAGCGAACTTTTAAATTAGGCAATTATAATATTAAACATGGTTCTTGACCCAAGGCTCACGAAATCCGTCTGCATGGTTTCCCACACAGACGGGGGTGCGACTCAGTATGACCACAGGAGTCGCCACTGTCCCTCTACTCTCAGGCAGTCGCAGGAGCCTCGGCGGGGGTTACAGGGGACTGCGCCCCATTCGCTGCCACGAAAGCATCGAATTCCGCCCACGGGAGGGAGTAAACGGCTCGCTGCACAGTGAAGTTTGCGGAATTCGTCAGCCAAGCAGGATGACGAAGCGCGTAACCAAAAGGACCAGTCTTGCCAGTCCACTTGGTTTGAATATCAAGCAAGGCCTTGCGAGTCACGGTCGCAGGACGACCAAACTCGGTTTCAAACGCGGCAAGCCAGTTGCACTGACGCTTGTTCAGACGAATCGTGATGTTGTTGGTGTTGCTCATGTTGCTCCTATAGTATAGCGGGTTTTGGGTGAATTGCAAGTGATGAACTGAAAAAATCCGCACTTTCTTTTTTTAAATTTCAGTCCTCACACTCAGGATCAGCATCCGTTTCAAGAAATCGCTCTGCGCCCGCAGGAGAAATTCCTGAAATCAAGGATTCGCATTCAAGGTTTTCGAGATACGGAAAGTAGTGAGAAATCGGAAACAGGGTGTTAGCCATGCTGCGCCAACTAACCCAATCCGCCGCTTCCACCGTAACCGTGAACGGCTTGCCGGTAACAGGGCAGGTGCGAGTAATGGCGTGTGGAATCTTGAATTGATGTGCGGCAGGCAGCATCTCCTTCTTATCCTTCAACTCTCGCTGTGCAGCACTGATTCTCTCTTTAATTTCTGCTTCCGTCACGCCTCAACCTTTCTGAGCCGCGGCCCAATTCAAGATTTCAAGCAGTTTCACCGGAGGACAGTTATCCTTCACGGTATCGCCTGATTCAAATTCCACAAGATCGTCTTGCGGATTAAAAATCGCCACTTCCACCGTGGCGAACACGGCGCGGTGCATATCACCGCCACCGTAACTTTCCTTTTCCTGTTGAAGTCCCTCGCAGTAAATGCCTGCTGGCGCGTCAAGGTGCGTGAGTCCACCAATCCAAGAAACCGACCAACCGTTCGGAAATCGAATCCGATTGCGATAAACGGTGCGAACCGCGCTCTCCGTGGCGCGGGCGGCGGTGGAGGAAAACATGCGTTCCACGCTGCATACGATATGAGGTTGTTCAGGAAGAGTTTTCATGGTGTCCTTTCAGATGGGCCCTTGGGGGGGAGCGAGCCGAAGCCCGCTCCTAGCGGCGAACCGCTTGCCCCCAATCTGATTAGGCGATTTCCACAGTCACCTGAGCCGCGTCCATGCCGCTGCCCAGACGATCATTCCAACGCTTCATCACGATGGGCAGACCAGCATCCGTGGTCTTGTAGGTGTACGCCACCGAGTCGCCGATGTAGTCGATGCCAGCAGGCTTGATGTTCGTGCCGCACAGACGACGGCTGAACGCATCAAACTTGGTCTCAGTGCTGTTGTCGAACAGATCCACGGTCACGGTCACGAAATACTTGTTGTTGTTACGCATAGTGAGAGTTTCCTTTCAAGAAACGAGTTGAAGTAAAAGTGAAAAGTTGGAAGCACACACTCCCAAAGATCAGAACGGGCACTTGGTGCTAGGCGTGTTCGCAGCGGTGGCTTCCTGCGGAGCCCGACCGAGCGTATCGGTCTTCGGAGCGTTCGCAGGATCAATCTTCTGGAACAGAGACAGCATCGCCTCGCGGGTGATCTCGTCGTAGATGTTGATGCCGAGTTCCACCGCAAGGGTGCGCTCCCCGAGAATGCCGAGATTCTGAGCGATCTGCACCAACCGTCGCGTGGTCATGGTTTCGTCCAGGCCGCCCTCGCGGTTCGTCTTGCGAATCATGCCCGCCCAATCCACGAGCAGCCCCGCGAATTCCGCGTCCTCCACACCTGCTGCGATCATCGCCTTGTTCAGAATCTTCTTCTCCACGGCCGGCGACGGGTAATCCGCCACGAAGCACATGCCTGAGAGACGATCACGGAATGCCACATTCAAGGGATTCGCACCCACGAAGCGACCCGTATCATCGCCGTTGCCCTTGGTGTTCGCGGTTGCTCCCACATTGAAGCCAGCAGCAGGCTTCACCCACTGATTGATCTTCTTAAGGAACACCGGCTTGCCGTTGAGAACCTGCTGAAGGCACATCACCTTGCTCGTGGCCTGGTCGATCTCGTCGAGCACCAGGAAGCCGCCACGCATCATGGCGAGCGTGACAGGGCCGTAGATGAACTTGGTTTCCCCGTTCACCAACCGGAAGCCGCCGAGCAGATCGTCTTCGGTGGTTTCCGTGGTAATCTGCACCTCAAAGTATTCGCGCTTCAGATCCGCACAGGCCTGCTGATACGCATAGGTCTTGCCACAGCCCGAGGGACCAACCACATACGAGGGAGCCCATCGGGTCGAGCCGATGATACGCTTCACCGTATCGTAGTGGCCGTAAGCCACGAAGAGAGCATCCTTTTCAGGAATCGCGTTACCGCACTCTGCAATCGCGGCGAGCGAGAGAGTGGAGTCCACGAGAGGAGAACCCGTCGAAGCCGCCGTAGCGACCACCGGTGCGGCAGACTTGACGGGAGTGTTCAGGGTAGCCGTAGCCGCAGGACGCGACTTCGGCATCGCACTAGCGGAAGCCAGCGCAATCTTGTCGGCGGGAATGCGATACTTGCCGCGACCCGCACGGTATTCTGGATTGTTGGTGAGCCACGCCGGATTCGCCAGACCCGCCTTGCGAGCGGCATGCAGAACCTGTTCGCGGGTCACAACGGGCGAGCCGTTCGTGAGAGCGAGAGCGGCGTGAATGAAAGCGACCTGAGCGGTCGCACGATTGCCAAGGGTAGAAACGGTGGTCATATCCTTAATTATAACCTAGAATCGGGGCCGATGCAAGAGGGTTGGACGGAAATCGGGAAAGATTTTTATTATCGGACATCGGTTTTCCGCTGAAAAACGGGGGGTGCGTCCGATAATATTTGCGATGAATAAAGTTGAATAGTTATGCAAAAATATTCAGCGGTGAATTTAAAAAGACGCGATACACCGACCGCTAAGGTGAACACGAAAACACTCATTCCCCGCCGGTCCGCAAGTGGGGGGAAGTGGGGGATTGTGTAGTTATGTGTGATTAAAATAAAAAATCCTCCTGATATCGCTCAGGAGGAAAGCGGAAGCCGTTCGGGATAGGAGGCTTCAAACCCAGACCCGTTGACTCTTACACGGTGACAACGCAGATCGTTAGGGCTCCGGAACCCGGGAATACGATCACCCTTATCAGGGAAAGCGAGGATAAGGTGAACCTGTCTCGCTTGGCAACTTCCGTTGCACGAACCCTGTTAATCAAGTCTCTCCCATCCAATCTCGGGCTGGCGGAAGATCAGGAGTTGGTGGCGTGGGAGATAACGGTTCCCATCCCTCGTTCACAAGATTCTCCCATACTTTTCTAGCCACCCGAATTCGCAGGGTGGTGGTGTGCCCGTATCCCAACTCCTGCTCACCCAAGGTGTCGAAAATTTTTAATTTCACACCGAGGGCAGCCCGATTTTCAAGTTCCACCCATATATGATCCTCTCCCTGAGGCTCCACAAACGAGGGAGGAGGAAAAGGAAAAGGAGGAGGCAAGGCAGGCGGCACTCGAAAGCATAGGCGAGAACCATCACCGCCGCGTTGCGGATTTCTCCATAAGGTGTATATCTGTGAAGACTTCACGGGAACAAGTATACCACAACTTGTAGCAAACACAAGAAAAAAATAAATCTTTTACTGAATTTCCGCTCCAACATTAACATCCTGCACACAATTCAACACACACTCTTGATATTGATTTCTAGCCGTGTTAAAGCAGTCATTCATATATTTAAAAATTTTATCTTTGAATTCTGTATCGCATTCGCATCCGTTAGGAGGGCAATTTCCTCCTATATCTTTAGCACACATTCCGCAAGGGCCTATGCAGGCAGCAAAATCTCGTTTCCAAGCGTCGTTACAAGCGGTAGGCTTTATTGGACTTGTTCGGTTTCTGAAATATCGCAGAAATTCATTTTCTCTGCAAATGGTATAGTTATCGGCAGCGATCTGTAAACAACCCTGAACCTCAGAAAATCTATCCGATATGCCGGTATTAAGGCATCCACTTCTTTCTAAAAATCCTTCCCAAGCCTCATCATCGCCGCCCACAGTTTGTTGCACTCCTCTTCGATAACAAGTAGCAAAAAGTCCTTGCCATCTTTTAAAACATCCTTCTTGGCATGTATCCAGTATTGAAGGAATTAGTCCTCTAGCATTAGGTGTAACTTTTGAAAGCAAGTATTGATATTTGTCAAACGCATACTCTGGTTCTTCGTTCGAGAATTCTTGTGAAAAATTTGAATTCATTTGAGTTCTTTTCCTTTTAAGTTAAACGCAAATTTCCAAGCAAAATATCCAACCGTGAAAACCACAACACACACAGAAATACTAGTTAAAACATACATGTTTAATTTTTTAATTTTAAAAAGTTGGTTGAGTCACTATTCGCCCGCGCCACCTGACGGGTTTGGTTGAGGTTTTGCAGGATTTCCTGGATTATTAGGTTGTGTTGGACTAACAGGTAAGGGAGGAAGTGCTTCTCCGAAAGGCGGATTTCGGAGTTTGTCTAGTAATTCTCTCAAGAAGTTGGGATTTGTTTGCAACATTCCATCAATCCATCGTTTAATTGCTTCCGCTCCACGATGGTAGTATCCGATTCTACCAAGAGCATCAAATATTATTCTTTTTAATACATCGTTACTTTGTTCATAGAGAAGAGCAATAAAGCATCTTTTTGGTTGCGGTGAGTTCATGCAGGCTCTTACTCTAGCCTCGTTTAATCCCGACTGTATAAAAATTGATATAGGAATCAGAATTTGATCTGCTGCATCAAGACTCTTCTTCAAATCTTGAAGTATAAGTTCTAAAATTTTAGTTAAACATCCAACCCAACCTGAATCGTATGGAATAGCACTCTTTCCTGGTGGCGGTGGAGGGGGTCTATAATTGGGCCCGCAGCGATACGCATGAAGTAAACAGTCTGGACATTTTAACTCTCCGCTTTGCGGAAATGGTGGTGCTGTAGGGCTAGGAGGATTTGGCCATTTACTACCGCTTGGAGGCATTGAGCAATCAAGCATCACTTTATCGGGGTCGATGGGCCTTGACCAAACTTTTTTCATCTCTTCACATAACGATTTTAGCATCTCTTCATCAGTAAGCGGCTTCGGAACAACAAATTCTGTAATTGTATTTTTCCTTGAAGATGCTTCTGCCAAATCCAACATTATGTCTTTCGGAACTATTGGATCCACATAATATTGACTTCTTGTGGTAGGAATATACTTAATAATTGCTGTGCCTCTTAAAATTTCATCCTCGGTCATAGCAATCGTTTGGCTGATGGGAGCCATACACCGCTCTAATTCTTCTTGAGTCTTTTTTGCTCTATCAAGTATATCCTTACAATTTTTATCATCTGCGGGTTTTTTTAAGCAGCACAAGCATATTTCAGGATTTGATGGCTCACAACAATTATACACATACAACAAGTTTTTAACTTGTCTGCGTAACGGCTCACAGTCGTTTTGACGAAGAGAAAAAAATGAGGGCATATAAGAATTCCTAAAAATACATTTGTATTTAGGTATTTAATGCTTTTAAACTATTCTGTTGTGTTTACAGCATTGATGAATTGCTCTTGTAGTACAGGAGTTTGTTTAACAATATAAAATATCACTCCTGTTTCAGGTTCATCAATCGTTGTCAGTTTTTCTGTTTCATACACCGCATATCCGTTCTCATGTATTTCAGACTTAAATCTTTTTAAAGCAGAACGATATAAGTTTATTCTAGAAGGTTTCCCTGAATTTTTACGATAATATGCGTGAAATAAAATCACATCCGGACTAGCAATTTCTTTAAAACTTCTAAACACAACCACCATAGTTGCTAAAATTTTAGAAACCATGTGCTTTACCTGAAGTTTTGGGGGCGAAACATTTAAATCTCTATAGTGTTTTTCGTAAGATTCAAGCAGAGCAGGAGAATATGTTTCTGTTTCCGATTTAATCATTTCCCATTCTCCATCTATAAAATAAGAAATTAAATATTCGGAATATCGAAGTTCATTTTCATTTTTTACGGCAACACATCGAAATTTTCTTTTTCTGTTTGTTTCCGTTTCTAAAAATTTTGCTCTCCACTCGATTTGAGATAAATCGCTATCAGCAACAACACTCAAATTTTCAAACGGAGAATTAAACATTTTAATTTTCTTACAATTTTTAGTTGCTAATAAGTTTGAAAAGGGTTTTCATGTTCCATGCCCACGGAACTTTAAATGAGTGGTTTGTTGTTTTTATTTGACTTTTCCCAAAGTTTCCAAACCATCTCCGGATTTTTTTGCACTTGAAGTTTTACATGAGTTTCCATTTGCTTTAGCCAGTCTTCACTCGGAGCATCCGAAAATTGAATTCCCTCATTTTCCATCCATTCTCCTCCTGTAGAATCCAAAGTTTTCCATCTACTTCTTTCAGGATTATTCGGATCAAGAAAACTACTAGCCCTAAGAATAGAAAACCTGGTTGCCTGATAAAGGTTCTGCACACCGTCACAAAAATCTGAGTAATCCAAAAAACTTACAAATTCAAATGAGTCTAATGGTAAAATCAAATCTGTGTAGTCTACTGGAATTTCATCAATATAATAAACTTTACAGACCTTCATCTTTTGATTTTCTAGAAAAATTTCAACATTCCAGTCATCCAAAATTATTCGACAATTGTGAGTCACTTTATTTGCATTGCTCATGTTATTCCTTAATTGCTAATAAGTTTAAAAAGATTTTTCATCGTCCAAGCCCACGGAACCTTGAATGTATGATTTTGAGTTCGAGCAAACAAAGAAAGAATATCTTGTGCTCCAACAGGATTTGCAGAATGCACAACAAGAAGAGTGGAGTCTAAAACACCACCATCATCAATTTGCTGACGAACCGCTCGGGCAAATGGCAGCGAAGTGGCATACTCACCACCAGGCCCCTCACCCAAATCGTGATCGAAGCAAATCACATCATAATGATTGTTCATTAGCAAATCAAAAGCCTCTGCACAAGTATAGGCAGAGTCTACCCGACAATCTGAATTGTTTCGAATGAATGCGGCGTGACGATCAACATCGTCATCAAGAACCAACACAATAATAGGGTGTGTATCCATATCAAAATTATATCACATTTCCTAAAAAAGTCAACTCATTTCACAAAAATTAAAATAAATAGTATTAGACATACAGGAGGTTTTGTATGCGTAAATTTCAAAAAATATTGGTTTGTGCTTGTTCTTTTTTAATTGGCGTAGTTATAGCCAGACTTTTGGGATTTTAAATTAAAATTACATCGGCGTAAACCAAAGACCATCTCTTTCACTTGGTGTTCTTCCAGGATTTAAAATATCTGAGGGAGATCGTCTTATGGGAGGTGGAGGAGCAATTACTGGAGGTAAAGGAGGGGTTCCTCCATTTTGTATGCAAGCATCGTAGGCTTTCTTTCTCATATCACAGCAAGTGCATACCTTATTTGGATTACCAGTACCACATATTGCTCCTGTAGCCCTACAGTATTCAGTATTAGCATCTTCCACTTCTTTTTCGTATTGCTTTCTACCCGTTTCTACTATGTTATGATATAAGTCGCCACATTCTGTACAAGCAGCAACTTGCAAGGGATGCGATTGTCCTCCGCAACCTTTTGATTTGTAAATACAATTAGGCCATGTACTAGAATCATCTGCACAAGCATCTTGCTGACACATCTGCCCGCCTGCTCCAGGAGCATAGTAAAACCCGTTTCTATCTTGAACGCATAGAGGTTTGTCTTGACATGCTAATCTAGCCTCAATTGCTTTTTGCATCACACCAGGAACTAAAACTGTACTGTTGTTTGAAGGTGGAGGAGGCGCATATTTTCCAAACATTTTTTCGTGAGCGATTCGTATTCTATCATCTCTTTTTTTCGCAGCAGCGTTAACACAATTTGTGTAAATTGAGTCTGCGTATTGGTCACATGTTAGTAAAGTTGGCGTTGCCATATGATTGTTCCCTTTAAATATTTATGAAAAATTAAACTCCAATTCCGCCGCCACTACTTATAACGCCGTCTATAACACCAGGCAAAGAACGAAGAGCAAGACCAAATACTTCTACAATATCTCCGAAATTACAAGGAGAAAGTTCGGGTTCGGGATGCCAACCACAAGCACACCTGTGAGAGTGTACATAAAGACCATACGGAGTCATAACTTGACAGTCAGTAGAAGTAGTAGAAGTACAACTCGGGCCGCAAGTTATCCAAGTATTCACGATGTATGATGATGGGGGCTCCACATCTCCGTTAACTAAACCACATTTTGTGCAATCAGGCCCTGGCGTACTTCCTCCAAATCCTATTCTTGGTGGACAATTAGATTTCCACCCGTTCACTCCAGGCGTTGGTTCATTATTCATATTCATGTAATTTGAATTTATATTATCGTAATAAGTTGGAATGTACTTGTTGCCCATCAATAGAGTTAAACCAACTCCTTG